TATCCTCATTAACGCCGACAACATCAGTAATTTAAAAAACTTATTGGAGAACGCATATGAAAGACGTAGATAGTGACGCAAGCTGGGATGCAGATTATGACCCAGAAGATTACCCAACAGCACGCAGACCGTATCACTGGTTAACACCAGAGCAAGTGCAATCGCTAGTAGAAGAATCACAACTAAAAACTTATTTGGAGAAACAAAATGGAAAAGCTAATTAACTTTCTAACATGGTTAGACACTTCTAATGCGGCATACCTACTGATGCTATTTTTATTCTTAGTATTAGCGGCTATGCAGAGTGCAACGCAGACTGAGAACACAAGACTACGTAAGATGCTACGTAAAGCTGTATTGGAGTCAAAACGATGAGCAAAGAAGACGAGTACATCAAAACCATAAACAAACTTATTAGGGATGCGGCAGGGTCACCTATGGATATGGCAGACCTAGCATTTACATTGCACAAAGGCATTGCTGTATTGATTCTAATGATTGAGGATGACCACCAAGAAAAACTACTGTCTGAAGTCGTCCCTCTGATTAGAGATTACATGGAAGAGATGAAGAACAAACACCCCGAACTAAAACAAGCTGTCTTTAAAGCATAGGAGAGAACACATGAGCGCAACACTTGTACTTACATTAAGTTTTTTAACTGTCGATACCAACATCGACAAGAAAGGTCACACAACGAGCCATGAAACAATCGCTTACACTACAAGCGTAATTCCTTATGAATCAATGACAGCTTGCACCAATGGGCGTGAAGAATGGAATCTTGTTGTTGGTGCTTACCAAATGAGCAAAAGACCGACTCGTATAATCACAGCAGTATGTAACGATTCAGCTACGGGGACAGTACAATGACAGACAATGAAAAAGAAACCTTATATAAAATTGTATCCGATTTAAGATACGCCGCTTCGTTATTACAAAATATAGACCACAACTTTGGGTATATTCTAGAAGCATCAAGTTACTACACAATAATTAAGTCATGCGAAGACATATTAAAAGCAGTGTCTGAAGAGATTTATCAAAAATTAAAAAGGGAGGGGGAATGAAAGCCATGACGCTTAAAGAATACTGTGAGTTGCATAAGATAGCGAAGACAACTTTGCTGTTTCATTTAGAGAAGTTAGACTTCCCACCGTGTGGGTCAGTGCAGGTAAGCAGAAGAAGACCAAGCTACGTGTGGAGCGTAGATAACTTAAACATAGCTAAAGACAGAATCAAACATCGCATGGTATCACTATGAAAGAAGACGCATTAGTTTTGATTGCAGTAGCTACATTTGTAGGTGGCATATTAGTAGGTACGTTAGCAGGGTTTGGGTATCACAGACACCACCACGAAATCATTAAGACAAACATCGGTGAGTTCATGCTACGAGACGGTAAGATGTACGGGGTATATGAGTTAACCCGCGATGTGCAAGGTAACATGGTGACGAGATGATTAGTTTGGATTTCGAGACGTATTACAGCAAGACCTACAGCTTATCCAAGCTAACCACTGAAGAGTATGTAAACGGTGATGAGTTTGAGGTGATTGGTGTAGGCATCAAGGTAGACGATAAACCTACTATCTTTTACACAGGGTCTAAGGAGGAGCTTAAGGCGTACCTAGACTTATACGATATACCTAATCAGATACTGCTGTGCCATAACACATTCTTTGATGCAACGATTCTATCCGAGTATTTTGGTATCACGGCTAAGAGGTACATAGACACCCTGTCTATGGCTCGTGCAATACATGGCATATCAGTAGGCGGTAGCCTAGCTAAACTAGTAGAGCACTACGGTATTGGTGTTAAAGGCACAGAGGTAGTAAACGCATTGGGTAAACATCTCAAAGACTTCTCGCCAGAGGAGCTTGCAAGGTACGGTGAATACTGTGTGAACGATGTGGAGGTTACCTATAAACTATTCCATGCACTGATGCCAAACTTTAATACACAGGAGCTATCGCTAATTGATATCACCATTAAGATGGCAACAAACCCTACGCTAACTATCGACCTGCCCATGCTGGAGTCCTACCTGCATGAAGTACGCACAAAGAAGGAAGACTTACTGAGTCGAGTGGTTGCCGATAAGAAAGAGCTGATGAGTAACCCTAAGTTCGCAGCACTGCTTGAGCAGTATGGTGTAGAACCTCCAATGAAAGTATCACCTACCACAGGGAAACTAACGTACGCATTTGCAAAGACTGATGACGGACTCAAAGACTTACTTGAGCATGAGAACCCCGAAGTGCAAGCACTGGTCGCAACCCGACTGGGTGTTAAGAGTACAATCGAAGAGACAAGAGCTGAACGCTTTATTGGAATCGCTAAACGAACTAATTACCTACCCATACCACTAAGCTATTATGGCGCGGCGACAGGGCGCTGGTCTGCAGGGAGTGGCCAGAAATTGAACCTACAAAATCTGCCTAGAGAAAGCACACTTAAGAAGTCTATTGTTGCACCTGATGGTATGGTCGTAGTAGGGGCTGACTTATCTAACATTGAACTACGGGTGGGTCTTTGGGTGTGTGATGAGATGGAGGCTCTCAAGTCACTAGGTGATGGTCGGGACTTATATAAGGAGTTTGCATCCCTTGCGTTTAACGTACCTTATGAGGAGGTAACTAAGGCTCAAAGGTTTATCGGAAAAACATCTCAGCTAGGACTTATATTTGGTGTAGGTGCGGCGAAGCTACGAGATGCTGTGAAGTCTGGGTCAGGCACTGACTTAGGTGAGATGGAAGCGAAGCGCATCGTTGACCTCTACCGCAATACATACACAGGGGTGACAGCGTTTTGGAAAACGTGCAGTAGTGCTATTAAGGCAATCGCTGACGATGGTACGTTTACATTTGGTCGCAATGGTTTGTATGTAGTGGACGGTAAGCGCGGTGTGAAGCTCCCGTCTGGTCTGTATATGCAGTACCCACAGCTTGAGAATGTGATAGATGAATCGTCTGGTGAGAAGGGTTACAAGTATAAACTGCGCAACGGTTATGATAGACTTTACGGCGGTAAGTTAACAAACAATCTGGTGCAAGGTACGGCACGATGCATCATGTCAGAGGCTATGGTTCGCATAGCTAAGAGGTATCAAATCGCGCTGTCTATTCATGACGCGCTGTATATAGTTGTGCCAGAGGATGAGGCGCAGGAAGCCTTAGACTTTTTAATTGAAGAGATGTGCAGACCACCAGAGTGGATGCCCGATATACCCCTAGCGGCTGAGGGCGGTTGGGGTAGAAGTATAGCTGATTGTTAGGAGAGTATGATGACAAAGACTGAAATGTATAAACGCCTTGAGATGGCACAAAAGAACAAGAAAGAACTTAAGAAAGTAAAACTAAAACTACTCGCAGAGATACAGCAACTTAAGCTGATGCTCCGAGCGATGGAAGAACAGGAGGTACTCGATGGCAATTGAAATACATGAGTCTGGAGGTTTAATCCATATTGAGTTTGAAGCACCTAAAAAAGGGTTTACTGTTTGTTGTTCCTTAACACGGGCAGAGCTTGTTCATGTCATAGAAACTGGAGAGTTTAAACTAAACACTAAATGCTCGAATGACTACCCGTTATATGACCATTGCGGACATAATAGTAATGTTAGAAAGATAATTAAATACTTTGATATGGAAGAAGACCATTCTCGTATTATGGAACTAACTGCTAAAAAACATAAACACCCTTTACTTAAATTACAGATGCAAATATCTTCTGATGGGGTATGTATAGGTATAGACAAAGTTGATGGTATTGACTGTGATTATTTTGGGTTATCGCATTGTAAAGAGCACTACAAAAGGTTTTCAAAAGTAGATGTCGAGTATGATGATTTAGAAAGTAAGTTAATAGAACCTTTAGCAAAAGACATAGAGAGAAGACTATTGATGTACGCGGCTAACACAATACAAATTGAAACTCCTTGGTTATATACCCTTACAGACGAACAAGTATTGAGATACAACACGATGCTGACAAAAGCAACCGTTCAATTTAAGAAAGATTTTGAAGCGATGTATAAACAGGGGATACTCGATGGCTGAGTTAATTTATTGGACAGTGATTGCAATCACTGTAGTTTTATTTGCAATGGAATATACAAAAGGGGATGACAATGACCTTAGATGATTGGGTGGCACTTGTTGCCTATGTAGGGTTTATTGGCTTATCAATGAGGATACTATGGACAAAGTTAAAAAGGTAGAAGCAGTAACGCCTGTGCCTAGCGCAGTGAATTGTAAGCACGCCCATTGGCGGGTGTATCAAAGTCGTGGGTATCGTGAGTGTGATAAATGCAAAGAACAACGCCCCATTTTTAATGACATAAGACACCAGAGGTAAGTATGACATACACAATAGATAAGAAGATTACAGGCTACAAAGTAGTAGACAAGGATTCCTTGACAACTGAAACGTCTGTAGACGTAGAGAAGATGCACGAGCTATTACCTAGACCAGAGTATCTGCAAGGGACAACCTATAAGATTAAGACACCGCAGTCTGAGCACGCTCTGTATATCACGATTAACGATATGGTGCTTAACGGTGACGAGCGTCACCCCTACGAGATGTTTATTAACTCTAAGAATATGGAGCACTTTCAGTGGGTACTTGCATTAACACGCTTAGTGTCTGCTGTATGGCGCAAAGGTGGTGATAGTACATTCCTAGTGGAAGAACTAAAGAATGTGTTCGACCCGAAGGGCGGCTACTATAAACGTGGTGGTGTGTATATGCCATCACTGGTGGCTGAGATTGGTACTGTAATTGAGCAACATTTAAAAAGCATTGGCGTAATTAAAGTTGAAGTGGATGAGCATCAACAGGCGTACTTGGAAGCTAAGAAAGAAGAAGCTAGAGGTGTTGAGATGCAACTATGCACTAAGTGTAATACAAAAGCTCTGATATTAATGGACGGGTGTATGACGTGTACTAACTGTGGCGACTCTAAATGTGGGTGAGGAGAAAATAAAATGAACGAATACGAAATAATGATTAAGAATTTGGAAAACAGAGTCACTGAGCTAGAAAAACATACTCAATGTGGGGGAGTCAGTATGCCAACAGTCAGAAAGTGGCAACCTAAAGGTGGGAACTTTTTTATTCAAAGTAGTGGGAAGATGTCTGAAGTAGTTGGCGGCAGTGATACTCCACATAAAGAATTTGGAGCGGAACGTCCAGAACGGCAACAAGCACAACGCGCGGCAGTTGAAATGCGCAGGTTTAATCGGTTACTTGCTCTAAGGGACGAGTTGTGTGGTGAGGTGGTGGATTGGACAGACGATGAAGAAAAATATCATATTTATTTTTCTCACGAAAGGGGACGTTGGTATATTACACCAGATATATTTTGTGAAAGCATTACACCTTACTTCACAAGTGACGAATTAGCACAAAAGGCTTGCGATATGTTGAATTCTGGGGAGGTGGAGTTATGAGTAAAGAAGATATGCAGTATCTAAAAGGATGGGGGTTATCAATACTGATAGCCATTACCATAGTTGCTTTTGCTAACGCTGATATAAAACTAAGAACTGGTGAAAATATACAATGTAAGGTTGAGTTATGAGTATTCAATACAAGAACAAAAAAACCGGTGACGTTTGCTTACTTGAAACCGCGTGTCATATAAAAATTGGCAATAACTGGGTTAATGGTGTTGCTTATTTTAATGCAAATAAACTTCGTGAAATGTTTGTTATAACTGAAGATGATTTTTTTAATTCTTTTGAGGAAATTATTGATGAGGTGGAGTTATGAGTGAATTTGTCATGTTTGTTGTCGGGATTGTAATTGGTTGGTGTCTATCATGTCAGTTTGCAACTCCTTGCAAACCCGAATGGAAATGGGAAGAAAGACCATACTCAAAGGATGCTAAAAATGAATGAAAGAGAATGTGACGAATTAATTGAAGGTGTAATAAAACAACTTAATATAACTCCTCGGCAAGGGTTGAACGAATACAAAAAAGGTTATGCAAAAGCCGAGGAAGATTTAAGAGGAAAAACAATGAGTAAAGAGCAAGCACTGCGCATTTTAAAGTTGCTGTCGGGTTTAGAGGTTATTGTTTTTCAAAAAAGTGAAGGTGTGCCAGATCACACTATTGATGAACTGATTAAGATTGTTGATGAATTGACTGACTACGTTTTGGAGAAATAAAATGAAAACTGAATCGAATTCTTATGAACGTGATATTGACGAATTGGTCGGTGTGTTGATTGAAGTAAGAAAGTGGATGTCAGAACAAGGTATATTGAAATCAAAAACAATGAACAAAATTGATGAAATTTTAAAAAAATACAAGGTAAATTAAAATGGCTGAAAATAACGTAACGTGTTACATCTGCAAAACACCATTTCATTTAAAACTAAGTCATTTAGAAAAAAGAGTGCATAAAGATAAAATAACTTGTTCAAGATTATGTAGCTCTATGGCTAGAAAAGAAATTATGAATGGTGAAAATAACCATCAATTTGGATTGAAGGGTGAATTAAACAGTAGTCATATATCTGATATTCGTACTTCGTCTTATGGGTACATATTAGTAAGAGCGTCTACTCATCCATTAGCGCATTATGATGGGTACATGATGCTTCATAGGTTAATATATGAGGAATATTTACGAAGTGTTAATGATTACGATTATTTAATTGAAATAAATAACAACTGGTATTTAAATCCAGCTTACGTTATTCATCATGTTGATGGTAACAGGCTTAACAATAATTTAGCTAACTTAGAATTAACAACTTTAGCGGAACATTCGGCAAGACACGCAGATGATAGACGCATTATTAGAGATGAATTAGGACGCATTGTTGATGTAAAAGGTGAAATAAAAAAAGGAAGTTTAACAAGGAACAAAAGACTAGATGCAGGGCAAGATGTTAAAGCTAGTAAGGCAGTTATTATACCAGCGAGAGGTGATACCCTTGTATTTACCAACTTAATAATAAATGTGCCAGAAGGTTATGTTGGATTACTTTGGTCAAGAAGTGGACTATCTGTTAAGCACAAGATTGAAGTTGGTGCTGGGTGCATAGATAGTGGGTATAGTGGTGAAGTATTGGTACATTTATATAATCATTCTGATGTGCCATACGAGGTTAATGTTGGGGATAGAATCGCACAATTACTAACTATACCTATTAATTTAAATGAATATGTAGAAGTAGACGAGTTCAGTAGCATTACTGAGCGTGGTGAAGGTGGATTTGGAAGTACGGGGAAATAACATGATTGCAACAACAGCTTATATTTTAATCAATACTATTGTGGCGTTTGGCGAAGTTACTCAGACAACAACAATTTTTGCAGACAAGACATCATGTGAGTCAGCCGCAGTTAGACAAGACTTTGTGATGAAGTCACTTGAAATACACGGTAGATGGAACTTAACGTGCCATCCGTATGCACTTAGCGAGGATAAGAAATGAAAGTCACGCTAATACAGAATACACCTAATCCAGAAGAACATATCGGTCTCCTTGCAGGTATCTGCTACGGTAAGACGGGTGAGCAATCGCCAGAGCAGTGTATTAAGAGAGCTTACCACTGCGTAACTAAAGGGCATCTGTCAACACTGCGCTTTGCTCATGCTACGTTTTTGATTGAGGATATTAGTCGTATCTGCTCACACCAGTTTGTTCGCAGTAAGCATTTGGATTTCTTGCAACGTAGTCAGCGATATTGTAATGAAGAAGAAACCAATGTAGTTATTCCAGAAAGTATTAGCAAATATGACGTACAGGATTTTGTTTATAACGCTCAAATATTATATGAAAACTTAATCAAAAAGGGCGTTAAAAAAGAAGATGCGCGATTCATCCTACCACAAGGCACAACAACAGAGCTTCTTGCAGTAGGTAACTTCCAAGCATGGTATGACTTTATTAAACTGCGTAGTGGTAAAGAAGTGCAGTGGGAGATACGAGCAGTAGCGCATGAGATTAACCGTCAGCTTCATAGCATTGCACCTAATATCTTCAAGGAGCTTGAGCATGAATAGGTTATGCGAGGTATGTAACTTAATCAAAGAAGAGTCAGCATTTAAAACAGATAGTACAATATGTAAGAGATGTGCAGTGGTAGCAGGAGTGCAAGACAGCTTGCAAAGACGCAAGCGCAGGGACGTTAGTTCAATAGATAACAAGATGTGTAGAAAGTTTTTACAACAGCATTTAATAAAGCCGACAGGCTGGGAGCTAACACTATGAACGACAAACCTAAAACAATTTACGATGCATACACACTAGGACAGTTTTATAAGGGTGACTCAGTACATACAGTAAAAGAAGACATGGTTAACGAGCCTCCACACTACAAAAATGGTAAAATAGAGTGTATTGAGGCGATGGAAGCGATGCTTACGCCCGAAGAGTTTATTGGGTATCTGCGCGGCAACGCCTTTAAATATATGTGGCGATACCGAAACAAAGGTAAAGCACATGAAGACTTGCAGAAAGCGCAATGGTACTTATCCCGACTAGTGTTTATACATAACGAAAAATAACATGGCAACAGAAGAAGGAAATACAGACCTCGCGTCACTGCATGAGGAGATGATGCGAGATAAACTTATCGCAGTTATTTGCAGAGAAGCTGCAAATATAGATACAACTAACCCCACTGGACTTTGCTGGACGTGTGGAGAATTCATAGGGTATAAGAGGAGATGGTGTGATAGAGAATGCGCGGATATATTTGAAGCCGAAACTAAGAAAAATCGGTAGTTTGTGGGTCTGCTACACAGAGTGGAAGTCTATACCCTGTACTGCTTCAACGCCTCAGAAGGCTTACATGAGATGGATATGCAAAAATGAGCGTACCTAGTTTTACTTATAGTTCACTGAGCAGGTTTATTACCTGCCCTAAGCAGTACGAAGCACATCATGTTTTAAAGTATATCCCTTTTGCAGATACCTCAGCTACGCTGTATGGAAAAGACTTACATCTTGCGGCTGAGAACTACATAGGTAAAGGTGAGGCACTCCCAGAGCGATTTATATTTGTTAAGAAGTTCCTTGATACTATCAATAACATCAAAGGCAGAAAGCTTTGCGAATATAAACTCGCGGTGGCGAAGGTAGGTACTGAGTATGAGTTCTGTGATTATGAAGCACCTAATAGGTACTGGCGTGGCATTGCAGACCTTGTCATCGTAGACGCAGATGCTAAGAAAGCGTATATTGTGGATTATAAAACAGGCAAGTCAGCAAAGTATGCAGACACTAAGCAACTAGCACTACTAGCGGCGGCGGTGTTCCTAGAGTTCCCGTATGTTGAGACTATCAAAGGGATGCTACTCTTCGTAGTAGCTAACGAGATGGTAAAAGAAGAATATACATATGAGAATAGATTGGGTATTTTTGATAAACTAGCACCTGTATTAGCGCAACGGTCAGTAGCCTACGAGACGGGAGTATTTAATCCTATCCCTAACGGACTATGTCGAAAGTGGTGTCAGGCTACCCGTTGCATTCATAACGGTAACTATAAGGAGGGGTGATGCCCTACAAGAACAAAGCAGATAGAAATGTTAAACGAGAATATGAATTAGAGAAGACTCGCCCTGGGGCGCATGAAGCTAGAATGGAGAGACAACGTGCTCGCCGTGCATATGATAAAGCGGGTATTAGCCGTGATGGGAAAGACATTGACCATATCAAAGGTGTTAAAGCGGGTAACGGTAAAGACAACCTACGTCTTAGAGACCCAGAAGTGAACCGCTCATTCCAACGCAACAGTGACCATACTATGAAGAAGAACGAGCCGCCAAAGAAAGTTAAACCTAAGAAGAAATAATATGGAAGTATCCGTAAAGTCAGTGCAGATTATTGCAACGGAGTCTGGTTTACCTGAGAGTTTAGTAGAGCGTCACATAGACGCTCTATGTACCATGACTCTTAGAACGCGTATTAGTGAACGGAAGATGTGCCTAAACAAAGTAAGAGCATGGTACTTTAATAGAAGTACGAATAAGCCTCAGCTATTTGAAGTATTAGAAGATAAATGATTCGCCCCCTTAAGGGGCTGTACGGAGCGACAATGGAAATACAAGTTATTCAAGATAAGGTCTTGTCTATCAAGACCACTAACCCCGATGCTATTACAAGCGTCATTACAAAAAGTAAAATTAAAGATATTGATTTTGGTACAGCAGAGGTATGGGTAAATTTTGGTTTAGGTGAAGCGCATATCCTAAACAATATAGGTATTAAAAATGTACCCTCACCTATTCGCACACAGTACACATGGACAGGGATGTATAAGCCCTTTGACCATCAAAGAGTGACAGCAGAGTTTTTAACGCTTAACCGTAGAGCCTTTTGCTTAAATGAAATGGGTACGGGTAAAACTAACTCAGTTATCTGGGCGGCTGACTATTTAATGAAACTCAGTGTAATACGCCGTGTGCTTGTGGTTTGCCCTCTATCTATTATGGATGCGGCATGGCGTAAGGATTTGTTTAAGACAGCTATGCATCGGTCAGTTGAGATTGCACATGGTAGTAGGGTAAAACGTGCTGAGATTATTAAAAGCACTGCGGAGATAGTTATTATTAACTTCGATGGTGTTGAGATTGTAGAGAAAGAGATTGCTGAAGGTGGGTTTGATTTGATTGTAGTAGACGAAGCTACGCATTTAAAAAACGTCTCGACTCGTAGATGGAAGACGATGAACCGCTTAGTCACTGCAGACACATGGCTCTGGATGTTAACGGGTACACCTGCAGCGCAGTCACCAGTGGATGCGTATGGACTAATTAAACTAGTTAACCCTAAGCAAACACCCAGAGCGTTTAATGCGTTCCGAGATATGGTACAGATACGCACGTCACAGTTTACATATAAGAACCGCCCCGATGCAGAGCAGATAGTGCATAGGTTCATGCAACCTGCGATACGGTTTACTAAAGAAGAATGTCTAGACCTACCAGAGCTAACGTATCAGACAAGAGATGTACCGCTATCTCCGCAACAAGATAAGTATTACAAACTACTTAAAAAAGAGATGCTCATGCAGGCGGCAGGTGAAGAGATTACTGCGGCTAATGCGGCAGTTGCTTTAAACAAACTATTGCAACTTTCATCTGGGGCGGTGTATTCGGATACTGGAGAAGTGATTGAGTTTGATGTGAAATCTCGTGCGGCAGAACTGCTGGACATCGTAGCTGAAACATCCCATAAGACGATTGTGTTCGTGCAGTTTAAGCACACCATAGAGATAGTAGAAAGGGTATTACTAGATGTAGGCTACAGTGTAGGCGTTATTCATGGCGGTATAAATGCAAACAGACGCTCTGAGTTATTTAATGCATTCCAAACTTCGCCCAATCCACAGGTTCTAGTTATTCAGCCGCAAGCGGCGGCGCATGGGGTAACTTTGCACGCGGCTAATACGATTGTGTGGTGGGGCGTCACACTTTCACTGGAAACATATAAGCAAGCCAATGCGCGTATTCACCGTGCAGGGCAAGTAAACAGATGTAGCGTGGTGCATCTTGTAGGCTCACCCGTAGAGAAGAAAGTCTTAAACGTACTAGAAGATAAAGGTGCGGCTCAGACTAAATTATTAGATTTATATAAAGATATTATCAGTTGACACAAGGGTTACAAGGGTGTACAATATAATCTCTTTCAAAGAAAGACACGAGGAATCACATGAGTACAGTAAATGTAGAACAACTCGTCAAAGCTTACATAAAAATGAGAGATGCAAGACAGCAACTGCAACGAGAGTTTGATGAAGCAGACGATAGAATTAAACAGCAACAAGATGCAGTACAACAGGCTCTACTAGAGCTTTGCAAGGAGACGGGGACAGACGGACTTAAGACCTCAGCAGGTACAGTAACACGGACGGTTAAAACAAGATACTGGACAAGCGATTGGAACAGTATGAAAAACTTTATTAAGGAACATGATGCGTTTGAACTTATGGAGCAACGAGTGCATCAGACAAACATGAAATCCTTTTTAGAAGAAAACCCTAACCTCATGCCTCCAGGCATGAATATTGATAGCAGATATGCCATAACCGTTAGAAGGAAATGATATGGAACCGCAAGATGATGAAGAAGTATTTTTGACAACTAAACAAGTAATGGGGATACTAAACTGCTCTAGGCAGTATATTTCCAAACTACGAAACACAGGTAAATTAAGTTCTTACCGCAGAGGTAATGAATACCTATTAAGTGCTAACGAAGTAAAAGCACTAATCTCTAGAAAAACTACTATTGTTAAATTATCAGGAGCAAATACACATGGCTAACGAAATGAGTTTATTTACAACAGGCGCAGCAATCCCAGCACACTTTGCAAAAAGAGAGTTGAGTGAAACTACTAAGGCTCTTATGGGCGGCTCATCCGATGCTCGCCGCATCTCAGTAAGAGGTAACATCTTCCGCTTAACTGTTGGTGGTCAAGAGGTTGCTAAAAACGAAGACCGTGCAATGAACATTATCATTGCGGCGGCGGCTCCTAAAACATCACGTCAGTATTATGCAGGGACGTATCAAGAAGGTGTAGTCTCTTCTCCAGATTGCTGGAGTACGGATGGTGAAGTACCTAGCCCAACTATTGAAACTCCTAAAAACCACAACTGTGCTACCTGCCCTATGAACATCGCAGGGTCTGGTCAAGGTTCTGGTAGAGCTTGCAGATATACTCACCGCCTCGCAGTATTACTTGAGAATGATATGCATGGTGACGTATATGAGTTATCACTTGCGGCAACTTCTTTATTTGGTAAAGGCGAGAACGGTAAAATGCCTCTCTTCCAATATGCCAAGCAACTAGCAGGACACGGCTTAAATGTTACTGACGTTGTAACCGAGCTTAGATTTGATACGGATTCTGCAACACCTAAGATGGTATTCCGTGCAGTACGTCCATTAGATGAAAAAGAGATTGAGGTTGTATTAGATAAAGCTACTTCACTTGAAGCAATTCAAGCAATTACTACCAGCTTCTCAGCAGCTAAAAAAGAAGAGGCTCCAGTTCCTGCACCTAAACCAGCACCACAAGGCTTATTCAAAGATGCTCCCGTTGCTGAACCCGTTGTAAGAGAGAAGAAGCCCTCAGCTACAGTAGCTAACCCAACTGACCTTGAAAGTACATTGGCTGAATGGGCTGACTAAGCACTTCCCCATTAGAAGGGGCGGATAGCACCGCCCCTTTTTTTACCCTCATTTTTAGGTATAGCCATGAACAGGATAGATTTTTTTAATACAGTAGTAGCGCAAGGGGGCTTGTATTGCGCAGTAGGGATAATCAATAAAAGAACTACCCAAGTATTCTTTAACACATTTGAGGAAGTAGAGGTTTGGGCAGACGAACAAACAGCGGCTGGAGTAGATGCCTACTTCGCTTTAGCTACCTACCATTCAAATATAAGTAGAAGTGCTAAGAATGTTAATCTGTTTAAATCGCTATGGGTGGATTTAGATATCGGCAAAGGTACTGCGCATGAAACACAGGTTACAGGTATCGGTGCCCTTAAAGATTTTTGCAAAGCAGTTAACCTTCCCAAGCCAACCATCGTATCATCAGGCTACGGCTTACACATCTACTGGGCGTTTGATACTACGATTGATTACAACGAATGGAAACCCTTAGCTACTGCATTAGTTGACCGCATGATAGCTGAGAAGTTTCAAGTTAAAGATATGGGTATAACAACTGACGGTGCTCGTATTCTGCGTATCCCTCAGACCAAGAATTTTAAACGTGGCGAAGCAGTTGATGTTGAACTTATAGCACTCTCTCCTTCAAACCCCGTGCAGTATTTCAGAGATGTACTAACACCAAAAGATATATTAACTCCCCTAGCACAAGCAGAGCTCGCCGCTTCTAATGTAACGCTCAACGATACAACTCGTGCGCTACTTGGGAACATCATATACAAGTTCTCTCGTGTTATGCATAAAAGCCTTAGTGGTAGTGGTTGTGCGCAAATGGCGCATATATACTTAAACCAAAACGATATATCCGAACCTCTCTGGAGAGCAGGACTTTCTATTGCACAGTTCTGCGTAGATAAAGAAACAGCGATACATAAAATATCTCAAGCACATGATGAATATAGTCCTGCTGAGACTGAAAGAAAGGCGTGGCTCATTAAGGGTCCACATTTATGCGAAACATTTAACACTATCAATCCAGAACTGTGCGTAGGGTGTAAGCACACTGGGAATATAACAACACCCTTGATGTTAGGTAGAGACATACTAGAAGCATCACCTTCGGATAACATCGTTACCGCAGAGAGTAAAGAGCTTGGCACAATAGATATAGAGATTCCCAAATACCCATACCCATACACTAGAGGGCCTAATGGCGGTGTATACGTTAAAAGCGTACTTGATTCCGGTGATGGGGAAGAAACTGATAAAGCATTAGTGTACGAAAACGATTTTTATGTAGTAGGTAGACGTAGTGACCCAAATGATGGAGAGGTTCTGCATATGCGCCTTATCCGCCCACATGACGGCGTAAGTGATTTTATCGCTCCTCTTGCAACCGTAACAGCAGGTGACAAATGTCGTGAGCTTCTATCTCATAAAGGGATTGCGGCTCATACTAATCAGATGAAACTGATTATGGCTTACCTAGTAGCGTGGACTAAGCACTTGCAAAACACAACGAAGGCAGAGCACGTAAGAGTGCAATTTGGATGGAACTCAGATAACACATCGTTTGTTGTTGGGGCACGAGAAATGACTAAAGGTGCATTCCCTAAATACAGTCCGCCCTCAGCCACCACACAAGAAGCCGCTAAGGTGTACACTAAAGAAGGGTCGCTTGAAGCGTGGTCTAACGTAGTCAATACTTATGGACTTCCCGGAAATGAAGTACGAGCCTTTGCATTATTCCTAAGTCTTGGTGCACCCATGTTTAAGGTGTTCTCACTAGGTGGCGCGATGCTCCACTTAACTAATGCATCATCGGGTGTGGGTAAATCAACTATCCAATATGTAGCTAATAGCGTATGGGGCCACCCTACGAAAACAATGCTGGTTAATGACGATAAGATTCTCGCTAAGTATCAGCGTATGGGTATCATTCAAAACCTTATTCTCTGCATTGACGAGCTGACTAACTTACCTGCGGATGATATCAGTGACTTAGCGTTTGGTATTACAAATGGTCGTGGTAGAAACCGTATGAGCTCTTCAGCTAATATCGAAAGAGTTAACAACACTACATGGTCTATGCCTTGCATCACGTCTGGTAACAACAGTCTGCATGAGGTACTGCAAACTTTAAAGGCTGACCCAGAGGGTGAGATACTGCGTATCTTAGAGCTTGAAGTAGTACGCGCTGATTCCTTAACTAAGCAACAATCTGACCAGCTATTTAGTAGAGACCTTATATGTAACTACGGTCATGCAGGAGATATCATTGCACAGGCTATTTTGGATAACTATGATGAATCTGTTAACGAGTTATTTGAGTGCCAACGTCAGTTCGATGTGAAGGCTAACTTACTTCAAAGAGACCGCTACTATTCTGCTTTAGTTGCAACTGCTATCTTCGGAGGTAAACTCGCAAATGAGTTAGGTATTATTAATATCCCTATGCAACCTGTGATTGACTATCTAGCTAAGAAAATAGGGCACGCAAGAAAGATAGAGAAAGTGCAGGAAGATAAAGCGTCAGCTAACTTAGGGTTGTTTATGTCAGAGCATATGCAGAATCAGCTTGTAATAAATAATAAGCCCCCTACTATTGCAGGGACACTTGGTGTACCTATTGAAACTCCTCGCGGTGCGCTTGTGATACGCAGGGAACCCGATACGCATAGAGCCTATATCATAGCGTCAGTGTTTAAATCGTGGTGTGCGAGAAAGCAGTTGTCGTATAAATGCTTAGTAGAGGACTTGAAGAAAATCGGTATCCTACTCGATACAACTAAAGTTAGGATGTCGGCTGGTACGGTGCAGGATAGTCCTGCAGTAATTGCGCTGGTTTTAGATACCACGCAGATGGGGTGAAAAAGGGGGCTTAACGCCCCCTCTCTTTTATGGGTTAAGAGTTCGTTGTATTTTAAATACTTGAGCCTCTACCCGACCAATTCTATCTTTGATAATCTTAACTCGTTTAGCTTTTTCTTCTGGAGATATAGCTGTGTTAGAAGAAGCTAATATTTTACGAATCTGTTTATTATCATTATCAATCTGAGTACCCATACTGCTCAACTTACCGTGAATACCATTCTGGAAGTACTTTTTATTTTCCTTCTTGTAAGCCTCAGCTTCCTTCGTTCTACCTTCATTACGCATTTTGTTAGCCGTATTAACCGCTTGCTCTACTTCACTACTTACTTTATAGAATGTAGCTTGAGCTTGCTCATACTTATCTTTAGGCATAAAGGCAGACATTGCAGGGACTTTTCTAATCATCTCTGAGTAAGTCATTTGTTTGTACGGTACACCCGCAGCGGCAGCTACACCGTCTGTAAATGCAAGAAGGCCTGACCCCGCATAACCAAACCAGCCTTTTATGAAATGGTCAAACTTCAAAGGTGAAACGCCTAGGTTCCCCATCAACTTACCAAGCTCTGAAGTCTCTGCAGTGTACTGCTCTTCTGTATCTGTTTTAGCTAGTCGTTCTGGAACGATAGGACGCATAGTGTATAAGTCTTTATTTATAGCCCCCTCAAAAGCAGGTTTCCAAAAAGAATATCCCATAGGAGGTACAAGAGAAGCTAATGCGGCGCGTTTCATTTCTGAGCGCACATCGTCCACGTCACCTATTTTCTCTTTACCTTTCGCCATATTGTAAGCGTGATGCATCACAATACCAGGGATAGAGAAGATACTTAACCGCTGAGGTAAAGAGAAAGACGTAGATTTCATTCCAGGAATGACGTTATAGATATGAGTATCTTTCTCTTTAACATCGAGTTTATCGTACTCATCGTCATCCCCCATTAACATATCATGCACAAGTGTTAGTGCCATAACAGCCGCTGAAGTCATTATCAAACGCTTATATGTTTCTGTTCGTTTAGTAGGTGAAAGCCCCCTACCAGATAATACTTGATATGTAGCTCGCATAGATTGCATAAATGCACCCAAGAAAGCGGTACGTTGCCTTGCAGCTTCTAGTGTAGCGCTCGCTCCACGTCTACGGAAGTTAATAACGTCATAAGCTCTCTGCATTGCTATACGTTCTGCATTAGGGTTATCTGGGTTCTCATCCATAGTACGTTGATAGATAGCTTGACGAATAGCATTGTCCCCAGCCATAGCTAGTTTCTCACACGCCTGTCTAACTTTCTTCCACTTACCCGTCTCATCCCCTCTATGCGTATGGTACGCAATATCGTTAACCCCAACGGCTCTTGCATCACCTACAGTATCTTTACTTCCTGTCGAAGCTGTCCGTTTAGTTTTTAAGTGAGCCTCAGTAGGTGCAAACTTAGTAGGTGCAAACTGATTAGCGGCAGTCAACCCAAACTGCTTCATAATTTCTAAAGTCAGCATGACAGGATTTTTAGTACCTGATAAGAACATAGCATCACCCACGTCCTTAATAACCTGCACAAACGCAAAGGGTGGAGGAAGTACAATACTGTCTCTTAATAGATTAGCCGCTTTAGCTGTAAACCCAAGTGAGCCTAGAGCTAGAGGGCTTCCTGTAAATGCAAACCTATACAGAGGGTCGTTTATTTTCCAGTACTGTTTTTTACCGTGGAAGTAAGTAGTAACCGTATTGGCTTTGTCTGACTTCGTACCTTGCACTCGCTCGATAGTCCCTTCTGGGAAGTACCGTCTCATAGTATCCACAAGCGCCGCCGATTTCTCAGCTCTCATCGCCATAGCAAAACTATGCAACTGCCACTTTTCAATATTATCGAGCATATCGTCTACTTCTCTAAAGGACCCTTTGAGCTTGTGTTGTTTTTGCCCTTTCTGGATATTGTTATGAGAAGCTGAGTATCGCCCTTGAGCCATAGATTCTATAGTATCTTCAGCGTCTTTCTCATCCATAATCCGATAGAACGGTGCATATGCAGCGGCGTCTAAATAGGCACGAGCTTGCTTTTCAGAGTATCTGCCAGAAGATACAAGAGTCTTAATAGTATTTTCTCTAATCTTATGCCACATATCCTCAGCCTTTGCTAAGGCAGGAACCATCTGAGCTTTTTGAATATTGACTCGAGCTTCATCCCTAGTAATAGGCTCTCTTTGAGCTTTGTCTAATTCTTCACGAGCTTTCTTACGCAATTCAGCTTTTAAATTAGCGTCAGTTTCTGCATCAGCTTGCGCCGCGTAACTATCTGCACGTCTATGTAAATCTTCAATACGCTTAGACACCATATACTCTGTCCAGAGTACTCTCATTTTTTGATTAGAGTAATTTAATACTTTACCTGCGTCTTCAAGGATAGTAGCGAGATTGATTACATTGTTCTTATTGTATACAGCTTCCCACATTAAGAGATTTTTGTTAAATACTAACTCTCCTTGTAGCGTACCCTCTGCTGATACTGAAGTCTCGTTGACTGTCTGAGCTTGATTCATTGCTGAGAGAATAGGCTCGATGTGTTTGAAGTCGTATCCAGCAGCTTCTAGGTAATGTCTTGCATCATTAACAAGAGCCGCATCGTGGCTGAAATACATAGTCTCAAACTTGTTAGATGCTGTGCGTAGAGAATCTGCAACTGTCTTGTCTGGTTTAACGCCTTTAGGAGGGAGGTTACTTTTTCTACGCTCTTCTACGCTTTTAGCCCATTCGTCTACTTCAGGTTTAACTGAATATAAGAACTCTGATTTTGTTTTGTCAGTTTTAGCATTTCTGGCAAGGACTAAAGGTCCAATTTGAATTACTTCATCTGCACTCGTAATAGGCTCTCTAGTAGTTCTATCGTAAAAATAGGAATGGCGTTTAGGGTCCATACCAACTTGAGTCCAATTTTTATCGTGCAGATATTTTTGCATATCTGCATAAGCTTTCTCTGAGGTAGTTGGGACCCACTCACCTTTTATAGTAGCCATAGGAGATTTAGTCTTCTCTGTAGCCGCTATCTTATACCCTGCCTCTTGATGCATACCAAACGTAACATTACCTTTTACATGAGATACAGATTCATAGCCAATCACAGGTCCTGCATTAAACGAAGCATCCGTACCAGTTTTAGATGCTAATCTATGGACAGAATTCACCCATGCATTATGAGGACCTGTGTAAGAGGGGATATCTAATCTAAGCTGAACCTCTTCACCACCTTTTAATATTTTTGAGGGTAGTCCATACTTCTCTGCTTTCTCTATACTCTGAGATTTACCTTCACTTAATGCCTTATAAGCTAGCTCAGGTGAAGTAGGTTCAGGTACAGATTCGTAGGGTTCAACAGGTTTATACTTTTGTACAAGGTCTGTGTACTCAGCTTTAGATATCTTACCCTCTTTTAAATCTTTGACGCCCTGTACAAGTTCTGGGATATCTGCAAGTACATCTTTGGGAGCCATGTTCTTACGAGAGTTCTCTACTTCCTGTTTACCAAAACTACTAAATAAATCTTGTTGCCCTAACTGTTCACCTAGCTCTCTATCTTGTTTCTTTCTTGCATAAGCCGTACCTTCACGTACAGAACGTTCAGAAGTTTGTGATTCTCTGCGAAGTGCTTTAGCTGCAAGGTGGTGGATGTCTGACTCGGTGATGCTAAGTTTTGCACCAAATGTAGTGCGTGCCCAGTTTTTAATTGCTGATATTGCACGTTTTACTATGGGTAGATGAGGCGCGTTCTCAACTAAGTATGCTAGAGTTTCTTCACCCTTTAAGTGTTCTGGCGTATTCTCAGGGACAGACCTGCGAGCGCGGTCAAACGCTTCACCTTTAGTAGTTAGAGCTTGAGAGGTTAAATCTCCCCAGACTTTATCACCTACCATACCTCTCATACCAACGTGTACACCCATCTCATGCATCGCCACTTTAGGTAGCGACTCTGGGGTTAACTTGTCAGCTACTAAATGTACTTCGCCTTCTGGTGTGGTAAGCCCTTGTACGTTTTCTGGATGTCCTTCGCCAGGTAGTGTATCCATTGTGTCATGCAAAGTGAGCTTACCGCTCTCAACAAGGCGTTGCATTTCAGGAGTAAGATGAGGTTGCAGTGACTCTGCAGTGTGTCCTGTATAGGCACTAGATTTAGATACGGAAGGTTTAGGTTCCGCTTCTTTAGACGTTACTTTTTCTGCTTCTTTCTCAGGGGATATAGTTTCTTCAGTAGAAGGTGTTACACCTTCTACACGACTTCTCTGCTTTGCGATATGTTCTGCCCACAGCTTATCATCAAAGTCTTTAGGGAGGATTTCAGGGTTTGCATTGAGATGCTCTTCTAATTTATCAATAGACTCAGGAGATTCGTAGTGTCTAGGATGTATAAGCTCATCAAAAAGCTCATCATGTTCAAACGGGTCTATCCCTGCAGCTTCGACACCTTCATATATATCAACGTCGTTTCTATCAGGCAGAGGTGACCCTGCGGCTGGCTGTGCTGGTGGAGGTGTTGTCGTATCTACCTCTTCCTCGTTTTCTGCTGGCGCAACAGTCTCTGGAGCTTCTTGAGTACCAGTCACTTTACCAACTGCTTCAACACCCCCTCTAAATCCCGCACCCCCAAGACCACCAAGTACCGCACTTAAATTACGCTCTTCACCAGCCTCTGGAGTCGATAGGTCTTCGCTTGCACCTAACTGCTCAAGCGCAGTTTGGATATATTCTGTACCTGCTTCTGCAACACCCGCTGTACCAATACGTTTCATAGCACCGTCAATAATCGCAGTGCGTAGAGGCGCAGGGAGAAGTTTAGTACTCTTAGTTTCTAAGTATGTCCCTAGTAATTCTAAAAGCGAAGCAGGCGTAGCATACTCAATAGCTTTAGCAATGTCTTCTTTACCATGCTCACGTTGCTTTTCACGAATCTCAGAATACTCTTGCACACCGCCAGCACCTAAACCGGCAGCTATACCACCGCCAATAGCACCGATACCAGCACCTACTGGACCAAATGGAGCACCTAATGCAGCACCGCCAGCAGCACCAGCCCCAGTAGCAGCTAAAGTAGGAAGTATTTGAGGTATTGTTGTACCGACAGCTGTTTGGAGTGCGTCAATGGGGTGACGCATAACGTCACCTACAGAGTGGATATTACTCGCATCATAATCTTCGTAGGTTTTAGCTGTTTCACGAACACCCCTACCAAACTCTTCTAACTTTGGCATACCGTAAGACTTACCGATATCCTCTAACGGCGTACCTACAAACCCTCTGGCTACACCAGCCGTACCTGATATAAGCCCTTTTAATAGCTCGTTGCGCTCATCAGGCTGTTGTGCCTGTGCTTCTTTTTGTGCATCGTATGCCTGCTTATAGAACTCAGCCAGTCTTTTAGCACCTTCTTCATCGCCAGCGGCATCTGCGGCTTTAAGTGCCTCTCCAATATCGTCTAATGTTGCCATAGTATGCTCGCTATTATTTAAGGTTAACGCCGTGTTTATTAAGTAAACCCATTACATCAGTAGGTATTGAGAACGGTAAATATCCTTTAGGCTCAGTAGCTATTGGGGTAGTTGCAGCGGTAACAGGAATTTTACTTATCTCAGCATAGCGTTTTTTATATGCTCCTAACTCAGCTTTAGCATCGGCTTTTTCGTCCTCTGTAGAATTTGCACTATTAATAATAGCTATCTGATTATGCATATGGTCTTCTAATGCTTTAAGCTCTTCTTTCACTTTCATTTCTGGACTAGCAGCTAATCTATTTTTATCTGCATCAGACCGATAGTTTTCAGCTGCCGCTTCATGCATAGCAATCGTACTAGGTACTTCAAGCGCTCTAACAGCATTTGCTTGTCCTTGTACTTCAGCAGATAGCTCATGTTCACCACGAGAAGCTCTAAGTTTTGCTGCTTCTAATGCAAGGGCTTTATCTGATGCTTTAGATGCTTGAACGCTATCTGCACCGTACTTAGCAATCATCAGTCTTTCTTGACGTTTTGCATCACCTAACGCATCACGGAGTTGTCCAAGACGTGCTTTTTTAGCTTCGATATCTTCTTGAGTTTTTTCGTAGTCTTCTGCACCAGCAGTTACACCCGATGCTAAGTTAGACATAAAGTTAGGAGACTTACCACTCATCATACCAATACCCGCGTGCATGAGTGCTTTCCACATCGCCTTATCATCGTCCCCTTTAAGCTTGGCTTCCTGCTCATCGTAGGACTTAGCGCGTCTTTCATAGTCTGGGTTAGTACCATATAGGCTCTCGCCTTTAGCCATTTGTGTAGCCAAGTCACGGTCTTCATTAGAGGACTTAAGTTTTTCCAATTCTGACAAATCTAGCGGCGCAGTTTCTTTAGGCTGAACTAATGATGCAATACCTTTAGGCGCTTCTTTGGCTGGTGCTGCTTGTCCATCACGACCTTTAACTCGATAAGGTTTACCTGCTAAAATAGCATCTTGTGCAGCTTCATCTAAATTTTCATACCCTTGTTCTTTACGTGCAAGACCCCCAGTAACACGCTTAATTAATTTAGGATCGTCTTTATTAATAACAGTATCTGGAGATAACCCTGTAAACTCAGTTAATTGTTTAACATACTCATCTTGTTTATCTTTAGGTTTATCGTGCCCATAATAAGTTCTATAGAACTGGTCTAAAGGTTCACCGTTATGTTTTGATACAAGGTTATGTTCCGCAACTAGGCTATCTTTCATAGACTTCCAGTGCTTATTTGTCATTTCCCCTGTTTTTGGGTCACGTACTGAGTATCCTGCGGTAGCATTTGATTCTCTAAGCGCATCAGCATTAGGTGAGATTAATTCTAAGTAGTCATCTTCGGCTTCAGGTGAATCTCCACCAGCAGCGTCAGTAGCACTAGAGCCACCTCTAGCAAACGCAATAATCCCACCGTGCGCGTAATCGCTTTCATCGATACCGCTAGGCAGCACATCAATACCTCTGGCTTCTTTGCGAGATGACGGCACTGGTGTCATCTCTTCGCGTGGTCTGCGTGCCATGTGTTCTTGCATGACATCATTATGAGCAGCGTCTAGTATTTGCTGTGCTACGGGAGGTTTAGGTGCACCTTGTTGCAACGCTTGTTGCTGTGCCATCGCTTGCTTTTGAGCCATTGCTTTTTGTAGCATGGGGACTACAACGTAGTCAGGTACACCGTTTTGACGAGCCTTAAGCAACTGGTCAACTGAGTACATAGAAGGGGTATTCATCATCTTATTTTCCTCCTTTCATCGCGTTATATACCGCTAAGTCACCGATACCACTACCTTGAGCTTTAGGAACTTTCCCACCTTTCTTAGCTTTAAACCCGCCATTAGCACCATACGCACCTAGAGCCGTAGCGCCTAAACCACCAAACTGTGATATCGCACTTGGCGCTGGCGTGAACGAAGTCATACTACCTGTCTGAACCCCATTAAGTGCATTGGATATACCGCCTAGAATTTCCCATGGGTATTTTTGACTGTAATCTTTAATACTAATCGCGTTATTGATAGCTTGCTGGTCGAGGGCTTGTTGCTGCGCCCCATAGGAGTTCTGCATCCCCGCAATCGACTGCTGTTGTGCCAGCTGCGTGTTACCAATATTCGATAAGTTCTGACCTTGCTGACCTGCTAGACCATACCCTGCTTGCGCAGCACCTACACCAGAAAGTCCAGTTTGTGCTCCTTGCATAGCAGTTTGTTGACCTTGAATACCCGTGTTAACCCCAGATAACCCGTACTGACCCGCGCCAGTAGCCGCACCAACACCAGAAAGCCCCGTTTGAGCGCCTTGAATCCCCGTGTTAATCCCTTGAAGCCCAAGCTGCGAACCTTGCAGAATATTGTTTTGTGCTGTGTCATAAGCGGATTTATAGCCTTGACCAATGAGGTTCGCTTGCGCTAATTTATTTGACTGGTCATTAAGGTTGTTTGCAACCATCTGACGACTGCCACCATAGGCTCCTTGCTGCGCTGCCTGCGAGTTTGCTTTCTGATTAGCGATATCATTCTGTTGGTCCATCAACGCGAGTTGAGGTTTTAGTGAGGCTTCGAGATAAGGGTTCATGTAGGCATTAACAGTACCTGCATTAGTGGCTTTGTTCTCGTACATATTACCTGTAGCTGCCCCAGCAGCACCCATCATAGCGCCAAGACCGCCATAATTAAGCGCACTATTACCTAGTATATTCGCGTTCTGAGCCGCTGTATCCGCCCCTGCATTACCTAAAGTAGCTGCATTAAGACCCGCATCATACCCACGAGTACCGTAGTCAAGCCCTGTACCCGCTGTATTTAAAGCACCTTGCCCTGCTGCCGCTGCTAGATTAGACGCCGCAATGTTTTGCTGAGGAAGAGCCATACCCTCCGCTGCTTTATAGGACTGTTCTTGCAGGTCTGAAGGCTGGGCTACATAACTTGCATAGTCTACGGTGTTATAATCTGGAGATGTGGGGTCTGTATTCTGTCCATAAAACTCGTAAGGTCTAATACCTGTAGGGTTAAGTACGCCAGATTTACTACCTAAAGAACTTAATGTATCTGCAAGAGATGTACCGCCAGCAGCATAGTGCTTAACTTCCCCACCCTTAGCGTAGTGAACAGGTGCTTCATACTTAGGCTCGTAGGTTGTGAGCTTTGCTGGCGTAGATTTAGGCTCATTACTGGAGGTGAACCCTTGCTTCATCATAGAGTTTAGTAGCACTTCATAATACGGTGCAAGCTCTTTAGGGATGTTACGCTGTTGCACAGTCGTGTTCTGACCTCCACCACTCCCGCCACCATAGAAAGTAGGTACAACATAGGTAAAGAAATACTTTTTAACATTTTTAATAATCATATTGATACTTCCAGTAAGGTACTGCGGGGTTGAAAGTCAAAGCGTCTCCAGAGTCTTATGATAGCAGGTCGTCCGTAGCCTTGAATCATTGTAGCTCCCCGTGCTTTAAATAAATTTTTTAATTGATTGAAACTATCTTGAGTGGCAATTAGTCTACCGCCTACTGCTGTAATAAACGCAACTCGATGCAGTGGGTAGTTAATATACGAGATAGTGGCAGCGCCTCTCATTACATTGTTCTCATCTACTGCCACAAAAAGCTCCCAATTACCGTTGACAAGATAGCTCAGTACATGGTCGTCATTATACGTCATGTTAGGTGAATTCTCACCACTCCCTTCCTGCAACCCCGCGATAATGTGAGGCTTCGCTAAAGGCCATGTCTGTTGCACAAACTCAAGAGGTACTGCGTGCACGGTTATCATAAATTATTTTTTCATATTAGCTGCTTGTGCCGCTAATACCTTAGCTCGGAGCGCGGGGTTTGTTCCTACCCCTGCAACTATATTTGAGGTAGGTTGTGATTCCCCTGATTTGGCTGACTGTGTTACGGCTGGTTGTTGTGTTACGGCTGGTTGTTGTACGACTGCAGGTGGTTGTATAGCCTGTTGCGATTGTGATGGGCTAGGTGCTAATACCGTGCCTGTTCCCGCAGCTGGTTGAGGTTGTACTGTTACTTGTGGACCAACTAAAGAAGCAACGCCCCCTGCATTAGAGTTCATTGCTTGAGGACTGATAACCGCACCTAAGTTAGATATATTTAAAGGCCCTAAATTATTCTGCGCAGGGGAGATAGGTCCAACAATAGCTGATGAAGGTCCACCATTACTTGGGTTAATAGGCTGAGGTCCACTCGTTGGAAGAGATACAGTTTGCGCAGATAAGGTATTTATACCACTAGGTGTTACGACAGCACTAGGGTTAAGCGTTACTTGTTGAGGTCCTAAATTGCTAGACATCCCTGTAAAATTATTTCCGGCGCTTACAGACGGTACTACTGATGTTGAATAAGGGACAACCGTTGCTTGATTTGCCGCAGATTGTTGAGCAGCATTTACCGAGGGAGAGTTAGATAACGCCACAGTATCAGGAGTAAGCGTTACTTGTTGAGGTCCTAAGTCTCTTTGTGCTGGGGTCGGGTTTACAATAGCTGATGTAGGCCCACCGTTACTTGGGTTTAGGGCTACTGTTTTTGCAGCAGCAGCTTTTTCGGCAGCTATTCGTGCATCTTCAATGGCTTTTTGTTCAGCTGCCGCTTTTATACTAGCCTGTCTAGCTGTCTCTTCTTGGGCAGCTTTCTCCGCCGCCTGTTGATTAGCTAACGCTACTAACCCTGCTTGCCTGTCAGCTTCGGCTTTATCTGCTGCGGCTTTATCTGCTGCGGCTTTATCTGCTGCGGCTTTCTCAGCAGCTATCTCCTCTGGTGTTTTTACATGCCCCCAATTTGTAGACTTACCAGGGTCTACGACCTTACCAGTATCTACGACCTTACCAGGGTCTACGACCTTACCAGTATCTACGACCTTACCAGTATCTACGACCTTACCAGGGTCTACGACCTTACCAGGGTCTACAGGAATCTGTGTGTTAGTCGTATCAGGTGCACCGGGTTTTGCTAATTGTTCAGCTGATTCAGTTGCACTAGGTTGGGTTAATTTTACAAGCCCGTTATTGGGTAAGGTAGGCCTTACTAAAGGATTAGCACGAGTGCCCCCTGCATAATTAGTACCCGCAGAATTAAACAAATTTACTAGGTCTTGTGGAATAGCGTTCTTGTTAAATGGGGTTTGTATGTTTGTAAGTTTAGGTTTTTCCACTGCGGCTAAAGGGTTTACATAGTTTGCCGCATAAGGGTTTTTATACCCCGATATAAGCCCACTTAACACATCTCCAAAAGGCGTAGCTTGAGTATTCTTAGAAGGGTCCCATGTCCCTGCATTAGGGTCATAGTTCTCTAGTGCAGCGGTATCTTTTTCAGCTTTAGCTGTTTTATCTTGTAGAGCAACGGCATTAGCTTCTTTTTGTTTAGGTGTGAGCTCTACACCAGACGATTTAAAAGTAAGCGCTGTGTCTACTTGAGAAGGGTCTTTAACAAATGAGCTTAAAAGATTCTGTGCAGCAACTGAGCCTATACCACCAGAGAAGTTATTCCAGTCGTAGTTAGTAGCCTCTTTCATTTTTGCCGTAGCCCAATCAGTAACGGCTTTGTCTAATGACGCAGGGGGTTCTACGCCCTCTGCAAGGGCTTTAATATAAGTAGGTGCAAATATCGTTTTACCGTCCGCATCTTTTAGACTTCCGTACTTCTTAGTTAGCTCATCAGTACGGTACTTTACTGCTTCAGGGTCTGTACTCTTTGCATAGAAGTTAGTTAAAGCTGTCTGATACTTAGCTGAAACCTTACCGTTCTTATCTGTGTACTTAGCTATGTCAGGTTTAACAATCAGTTTTGTACCGGGCTGTGTATACCCTGTCGTAATTTTTGGCGCTGCCATCTCTATCTCCTATGCTGGCAAGTGTTTATTAGCCTTGCGGAGATTTTCCGTGGCTGGGATAACTTGAAGATTTGTTGGTACGTGAAGCCCAGAAACATACTTACCCTGTAAAGGTATTATATGGTCAACGTGCCATGCAAAACCAAATAGTTTTGTGCGTAATGCTGATAGCTCATACGCTTGTTCAATCATCCATCGGTCAGTTTCTGTTAACCATGCAGGGGTACGTTTTAATTCTGCACAACGTCTCTTAGCATCAAGTGCTCTTAATTTTTCGGGGTTATTTAGTCTATAGGTTTTTTTAACTAACTTAGTATTTTCATGATGAGGGTTGTTTATACGCCATTTTATTTGATTTAGACGAGCTTTTTCTAACCTTATTAGGCGTTTTTCTTCACTTTCTGTAGCCCTTGAAATACGCATTTTTTCAGCTAACTCGGGTAATTTATGCGCCCGTTCTCTTTTTTTACGAGCATTGTATGACTCACGATTATTAACCATTCGTATACGTTCAGCTTTCGTTTTGCATTCTATACAATTACCATCCGATGTGCGCCGCAATAAGTGACCTTTAGCGCAGGGGTTTTCTGGGATATACCTACTCTCCCCATTATTACGCGCAATTATACGAGCTTCACTTTTTTTCATAGGTCATCCAAATGTCTAGCGGCTTTTGAATCAACTGCGAACTTACCTTTACCTATAGATTTTTTACGGTCATTTTGTACTCTGTCCATCATAGCGTAAAGCGCTTTAGCCCCTGCATCAGTTGACCCGTTACCAATTTCAGATACAATTCTTGAAGGAATGACGAATTCGTTTGCCGCAAGTCTAGCAGGTTGCTTGCCGCCAATCGTAGCATTTATTGAATCTGAAACCCCGTCACCTGGACCTTTAAGCAGTCTACCGCCATCAGAGTATCCTCCTAAATCAGAAACACCACCGTGTGCCATCATCTGCACAGAGTCTCCCATATACCCTTGATTGTTTGTCACTTCGTTGCGGTTAGGAATATCGAGCGTTCCTGGGTTTTGCATCTTTGGCGTTTGGTCGTAGTTATCTAAATCTGTTACACCACCAGCAGCCATCGTTCTGTAAGGTTGGTACGCATTGTTATCCCATTTATAGAGACTACGGATTCCTTTCTGCTCTGGCATCGTAGGGTCAGAAGTTAATGCATTATCTAGTGCCATATTAGTTGCACCCCCAATAACCGCAGAAGTTATACCTGGATTATTTGTAGCAAACTGACCAATCGTACCGCCCATCTGACCTAAACCGCCAGCAGCTGCGCCACCTACACCACCAGATACCGCGCCAGTTAACATACCTCTGCCAACATCTTTACCTTGAGCACCAGCCATAAGACCGTTAATACCTGCGCCATACACTGCGTTTTCAAGAGCTTGGCCACCTATTTTACTCCCTACTTGACTCTCTACACCTGCTTTGTTTAGGAGTTCTTGTCCCCATCCAGGACCTGTAGACCCGTTAAGAAGTACATCACTATTTTGCGGTACTTCGGCTAGTACATTTAGAGGCTGAGAGTTAGGTAAAGGTTGAGCCATAGGAGGTGGAGTTTGTGCGCCTAACCCTTGAGTAATTACACCTCCTCCTTGGTCGATAGGTGGGGGTAGCGCTGCCGTTGTAGCTTGACTCGCTGCTGGATTCACTACGGCTTGGCTTGCAGGGTTTACTGCAGCTGTTGGGTCTACAGCAGGGAGTGCTGATATACCTTGGTTAGCTACTTGCCCTGTGCCTTGCACAGCAGCTTGCTCTGTACCCTGTACAACAGCTTCTTTACCTACCTCCTTACCTACTTCAGTAGCTACTTCTGCACCTTGTAATGCAGGGGCTGCTGCGGCTAATGCTCCAGAAGCAAGCCCACTAATACCTCCCATTAAAGCGCCTTCACCAACATCTCCACCAGTAGCGGCAGATACACCAGCGCCAAGTCCAGCACCAACAGCACCCGTAGCAGCAGCTCCAGCAATACCTCCTACTACAGCACTAGCACCTGCACTAATAGCAGCCGCGCTAACCATACTTGCAATAAAACTCATAAACCTTCCCCAATTAACTGTTGTGTTTTTAGCTCGTACTCTTCAAAAGTATCGGATACAAGCGCTTCTTCGATAGCCTCAACGCTATCAAGGTCAGTTCTATGAACTGTAATAAATGTGCAATCTGTTTCAGCATAGCCTAGGCGTTTGATACCGGGCTTATCTACTGTGATGTAAGGTGCGGTAACGACTGTAGAAGTCTCACCGTTTGTGATGCGAAGTGTACCCTGAGCTAGAATACCAATGCTTTCGTGATTGTGAATCTTACCTGTAAGCAAACAGCCTTTAGGAATAAAAAGAGACCGACAGTAAACACCTTCTAGATGATAATGCTGTGCGGGAGACTCTACCTGTGGCATAGCCTTCATAAGGGCTTCTAATTCTAAGATTTTTGGCATATTGCCAAGGGTTGCTAAATCGCTCACGATACCTCCAAAGTTTAGCTAATAATATCATGAGTATAGTGCTGAAACAAACGTAGCGGTAAGGATAACTGGCGGTATTGCAGGTGAGAACGCGTTTGCTGCTTCTGCTTTAATAATAGCGCGAGTATCATCAGCAGCCCACATAAGCTGAAAGTAATCCCCCGCGTTCATAGGAAGTACAAAATTCCACGCCGCTACTGACTCAGAAGAGCTAGACCCCGTCAATTGAAGTTTAGTATTAGACTCTGCAATATCAACACCATTTACTCTAGGCCACACCCATATACCAATATTTGAGCCGCCTGTTTTAGCTAACTGTAAAGAGAACTGAAAGTTATAATATCCAGCTACGCCTATCTCGATATGAGAGGTTGTTGTTCCAATAGCAACTTGGTTTGACGTAGCTGTGTCAGTGAATGGTATGGCGTAAGCTGTGTTTATAACAGGTATCGTCTGCTGCGTGGTTAAATAAAAACTACCGTTTGGAAATCTAAACGCTGCTCCACCCGCTATGCTCAGTAATGATTGGAATACATTATCGAGTTGATTGAAGTAAAGGCGAAGTACGTTGTTTAATTGGTCAATATACTGTTTATCATATTGTATCGTAGCAAAAGGTAAACTTGGTGCTTTAGGTGTCTGGACTGTATTACTCATTTAGTATCAACCCCTTGCGCCGTCTAGTTTGAAATCGAGTCGCATAGCGCCAAGCTGCCACATAGACCCTAGCTGTTCATTCTCAACCTTAAAAGAGAACTGTCTGCCACGTACACGAATAAATACCTGCCCTGTGAACTGTTCAATAGGCACAACAGCAGTTCTTGTAATCACTGCATTATCACTGCCGCCAACAGAAGCTGGCGTTGTATACCCACTCCCTGCATTTACCAAAGGTATTACACTAAGAGTAGCCGCTGGGTTATCGGTTGTAGAGCCTCTAAAAGTTAAATCGGGCAACACTCTGCGGATAAATACAAAATTATGCCCATCATCAATATCAAACTCAGAGCTTGTGATATAAGCATGAATAGCAGTAGATGTTGAAGTTTCATTATCGTCAAGCCCGTCTTCATGATTTACTAAGTTCTTAGTATAGGTAGCTGCAATGGGGTAATCTAAAATCCCAGAGTCTAGCCAAGCGGTGCGACCCATCGTACCGTAATACCATATATCTTCAGCATAATTATAGATTGCGTATTTATCCACAACCGTACTACCTGAGCTACAGTAGAACCACCAAACTTCATTAAATCCTTCGTTAGTACTAGCAAACACTTGCTCTGCTTGTTGTACATTAAAGTTTCCAAAGATGTATTCTCGTAAGTCGCAGTTTTGAGTCTGCACACGTCCATCGTATTTATAAAACTTATCACGCCCCATCCAGTAAACTACGCCAGAAGCTAGAGCCGCTGCATTTTGCCCTATGATAGAGATGTTATCGCCTAGAAGCTGTGCGTTCCATACCAGCGGATACCCCAAATACTGCATAGAATAAAGAGTCGAGTCAGTCCAAACTAATATCTCTTGGCGAGACTGTAGTGCTGTAATAATCTGAGAACCGCGAGTAAGGCTTAGTGAACCCGCTTGGTTAGTGGTAGAAGGCGTCCAGTCAGCCGCATTCTCTTGGTCAGACCAGCGTACTAGCAGTGGGTTTTGAGTAGATACACCGTAGTCATTACAACCAAAAGCAAATACAAAGCGGAAAGTGTCTGATACGGTAATATAGTTTTGAATAGTGGGGACATCCAATGCACCATTAATAGTCGTTAGATTTACTGCGCGTACTGAGATAGACTGCGTGCCTGACTGTGTACCTGTAGTATTAATTAAAGCCCCTGATGGCGTAGCGGATACATTAAATATCCCTGCAACATAGTTGCGCACATAATAAGTTGTTCCAGCGGCAAGCCCTGTAGGTAGAGCACCAGATGTTTCAAACACTATAGGTGCGCCTTCGGTATAGTGGTCTGTAGCTGTAATAACCGCAGGGGTTGCTATCGTAATCGTTGCAGTGGTACTTGCAAACCCTCTGTCTGCATAATAGTAATACATCGCCCCCGTGCGAGGACCAAAGATTAAGTCTTGCCCGTAGTTGCTCTGTGACCATAAGCGAAGTGAGTCGGACGATGCTTGTCCTGTACCCCAAGAGCCACTACCCCACGCCCCTGCACCCCAACCGCTAGTGGGTGTTTGATATTCTGGACCTGTTGATATCTGATAGACAGCCCGTACCGTACCGCCATTTCCAGTATCTGAACTGTTCGCCGCATACCCTACATTAATCGTATAAGTATTAGCAGATACATAGGTGATTTTATATTCGCGGTTAAGTAGTGACGCTGTAATCGTACCGCCAAGACCCGTTGCACCGTTATAAGTAACATAGTCTCCATTTTCACACCCATGCCCTGCGTGTGTTACCGAAATAACAGATGAGCCAGTAGTTGCTGTAAAAGGGCTAGTTAGTGTAGTGGCTATGCGTATAGGCGTAATATCGTAGTAGTCTCCTCCACGAGAGATATAGAATTTCTCATTAGTCCCAACACCTATAAGCGTGACTTGTCCAAGCGTTTCCCAAGCCCATAGTGAACGGCATATCCCTGCAAAGAGACTACTGGATATCTTATTCCACCCACCTATTTTCTGAGGAGTACCTTGACGAAACCGAATCTTATCGCAGTCATACCATCCACCTTCTGTATATAGGCGCGTGTTTTCGCGATTGACTCCGCTCTTGACCGAGAGCTTTTTTAACACCATTTTATTCCACCCTTAATCAAGAGATTAGTCCTGTTTTAAAAACAACTCAGCTTCAGCGTTTCTACGTCTTGTTAAGCCTGCAAGTGGTTTGCCGCCTGCTTTGTCCCAGCGTAGGAATTGCTTGGCTACTTCTGATTTAGGCTCACCCGCTTTAAGCATCTTGACAAGCGTTGAAGAGACAAAGTTCCCACTGCCGATGTTATAGCATAGAGAAACTAAAGCGTCATATTCATTCTGTGTAAGCTCAACACCTACCGTATTTACTGTGTGTTCGTAGGTGGCTACTGTTTTAGTAAGTAGCATTAATGCCGCTCCTTCATTTGGGAGAGCTTGATTTGCTTTTACAGGACTACCGTCTGCATAGCGCGTTGAGCCAATACCAATAGTCCAAACACCTGCTGGACATTTATAAGAGAGTAGTTTGCACCCTTCAAACTCTTTAATTAACTTTAACCCTTCAGCACCAATTTTCATTTCTTCCCTCTCATTAGTAGTATGGTAGTGAGCTTTTGACTTAGGCGTATCATATCATTATCTAGCACACGAATCTGGTCAATTAACTCAATTAAGGCATCCATCGCTTCTTGCAAAATCGGCTTAACTATTGTGGTCACCCAAATCCAAACAAAGTACACGATATACCCCATGCCGCCAGCCGCTACGATAGGAAAGCCATACACGTTAATATATTTTGCAATTGCTTCAGCGTCCATCATTCTACCTTCTTGATTGGTTTTTCTGGTGTTATTTCGAGTGCTTGCGATACTAAACTGTCGATATTGAGGATGTCGTTTGACATACCCGTCACTCGTTTATCAAGTTGCTTGATAATACCGATAAGGCTTTTAATCTTCTCAAGCACACTATCAAGCAGGAACTTTAGCGTCAAAAATACAAAGTACATCCCAAGGCAGGATGAACCAATAGGAAACCCAACATCAGTTATAAATTGAAGGATTTCCATTATTTAAGTTGAAGTTGCATAAAGTGGATAGGTACTACTGTCATACCCAACTGCTACAAATAACCCAGAGCTATTTACTGTGACTGAAAGCATTCGTGCATAAGTTGAACTACCATTCATAGCTGCTGGTGTAGTCCATGTAGACCCATTACTTGAAGTTGCATAAACTGGATAATCACTAAGGTTATTCCCTACTGCGACAAATAGCCCAGAGCCATTTACTGTTACTGATGGCATATATGCATATACAGAACTACCGTTCATAAGAGCGGGAGTAGTCCACGTAGAACCATTACTTGAAGTTGCATATAGTGGGTACCCACTACTGCTATTCCCAACAGCTACAAATAATCCAGAGCTATTTACTGTTACTGAAAGCATAGATGCAATTACTGAACTACCATTCATAAGAGCGGGAGTAGTCCACGTAGAACCATTACTTGAAGTTGCATAAACTGGGTAATTACTACCGTTATACCCTACAGCTACAAATAGCCCAGAACTATTTACTGTAACTGACAGCATTCGTGCAATTACAGAACTACCATTCATAAGAGCGGGAGTAGTCCATGTAGACCCATTACTTGAAGTTGCATAAACTGGATAAGTGTTACTATCAAACCCTACCGCTACAAATAGTCCAGAGCTATTTACTGTAACTGAAGTCATAAATGCAATTACTGAACTACCATTCATAAGTGCTGGTGTAGTCCATGTAGAACCATTACTTGAAGTTGCATATAGTGGGTAACCGTCAGTATCATACCCAACAGCTACAAATAATCCAGAACTATTAACTGTTACTGAAGTCATTAGTGCATAAGTTGAACTACCATTCATAGCTGCTGGCGTAGTCCACGTAGAACCATCACTTGAAGTTGCATAAAATGGACGAGTACTAGAACCGTACCCTACAGCTACAAACAATCCAGAACTATTAATTGTTACTGAACTCATTACTGCAGGGGATGCACTACCATTCATAAGTGCTGGTGTAGTAAACCCAAACAGTTTGTTAACCCCTGCAAGGATAACTTGCATAATACCCGTCATGACACATTACCCGACACAACGCAAACTGTTGCACTAACAAATAGAATCGTAGCAATACCGCGAGTAGCTAATGTAATAGATGTTTTAACTGTATTTGCCCCTGCAATATAGGCTGTAGGCGCAGTAGTTGTAATGGTGATACTACCTGTCGTATTGTTAAAAATAGAAATAGCATCGCCATTTGCAAACGTAGAAGTCGGTACGACAATAGAGCCACTTGTTCCAACCCCAACGTATTTACCAACATCTCCAGTAACTAACGTATATGCAGTAGTTTTATCTGAGCCTGTTTGCGGGATATTTTTATACCCGACTGCATTTGTTCCGTCAACCGTACAAGATGATAGCGTACCGCTAGAAGGTGTACCTAACGCACCGCCAGTTGAGTATTTACCATTAAACGTAGACCAGTCTGTTGGGCTTAATGCGCCTCTATTTGATGCACTTGCTGTTGGGATATTTAGCGTAATAACTGGTGTTGTTGTGCTGTTCGCAACTGTTGATGAAACATCTGTGCCCGTAGTCCCTAATGTTAAAGCCGCAACAGAAGTGACTGTACCAGCAGAAGTAGAAGGAGGTTGCCAACTAGGTGCCGCAGTACCATTAGACGTTAACACATAAGTGGCTGTTCCAGCAGCAAGCATGGCTGTTGTACCTGAAGCTGTTTGGTAAGGCAGTTGCCCTGCTCCGCCGCCTGCTAAGTTAGTTGCTGTAGTTGCCGTTAATGCATTACCTGTTGTACTTTGGTTAAGTGTTGGGAAATCGCCAGCTACTGCAATTGTGAGTGCACCTGTACTTGTTGTACTTTTTAAAATACCCGTAGCAAGAGCTGATGTACCAGCACTAAAATCTGTACCTGACGTTGCTGCTGAAATAGCTGTACCGTTACCTTTTAAAACTCCAGAAATACTAGTAGTTAATGTAATTGCAGGGGTTGATGTAGGGTTAGCTACTGTGCCTGTAAATCCGTTTGCGCTGACAACGGATAGTGTTGTTACTGTACCACTAGAAGAGGGAGATACCGCTGTTACGAAATCAGACCCATTCCATACCACTAATGCACTTTTATTAGTAGGGATACTAATACCCGTAGTAGATGCACCTTTAAGGACTACCGCTGCATCGGATTGGTTAACAACAAAGTATCCTTTACTTCTAGCAGGGGCAATAATATTACGTGATACACCCGGTGTTCCTGTAGCGATAAGGATAGCACAGCGTGCTTGGTTAGGTGCACCAGAGCCTGTGTCCGTTAAAGTCCAGTCCCCAGAAGTTACACTCGCTGTTGCCGTCCCTGCAATTGCATCGTCAAGTGATTGGGTAATACTATTATTTACGGTAGTTCCCCATGTTCCAGTAAGCTCACCTGGAACTGGAAGGGCTAAACCTAAAAGCGTGGTATAAGCTGTTGTCATGTTTTTAACCTGATGTGTTAATTGGACCCCAATTAGGAGTTTGTGTTGTGCTTACTGCACCCCAGTTAGCGGTTTGTGTTGTAGATATATTACCCCAATTTGCCGTCTGTGTGTCGTCAATATTTTCCCAAAGTAAGCGTCCTACAAAGGTGCCTTCTGTTGCAATGAGCGTTTCAATAACAAACACATTAGATGTGCCATTTGGATAATAAGCATCTTGTGCATCACCTATGGCTGATACAGACACATTGTACGTACTTCCCGCTGCACTATAACCGTCATCAGCAACTAACGGAGAATCGATATACGCATATAAATACGCCGCTACAGCGTAGCTGTCAGCTAACGTAACTGTCTCAGTAATATCTACAGATTTTGATACATCCCCAACCTCAGAAGCAAGTGCTGTTAATATCTCTTCGTACGCTGAAATATATTCTAAACTTACTGTGTACGCATCTGTTGAAATTACGGTGTCTGACACTGTTGCGTAATACGTTGACCCTGCTACTATATATAAATCAGCAGAGGTAACACTTTCAAAGAACGTAACATTATAGGTACTACCCGATGCACTATACGCATCAGTTGAGGTTAAAGTTTCAACTACATAACCCAGTATAGGCACTACGCCTATTGTGTAATCGTCAGAAGCGGTTGCGGTCTCAGTAATATCTAAGTAAGTATTTGAAGCAAACTCATATACATCATCAAGTGTACCGTATTCAACAACATTCACATCAAACGGTGTACCGTTATCAAACACATCAATTGCTGAAACACTTTCTGTAAGCGTTAGCTGAGTACCACTAATTGAGCTAAATGCGGTAATAACAGGCGCAGATTCTGTAATTAACCCAACTCGATTAAATGTATTAGTAAACTCGTCTGTAGGCGTTGCTGTCTCTACAACTGGCGCTGATTGCGTTAATGCACCTACACTGCTATCGGTTGCTGTTAAGTCTTCTGGTTGGTCTGCGCGTGAGGTGCCTATAGAAGTAAATACATCATCTGTTGTTAAGGTCTCTTCTATATTACCAACATTACCCGATATACCGTCAACAGTAGAAGATGCTGTAACAGTCTCAGACACATCCATTCTATTGATTGGAGTAGATCCGGCATAAGAATCATCCACTGTTACTGATTCAGAAACAGACGCTCCGTATTCAATAAGTACATCAAAGCTATCACTTGCGGTAAGCGTTTCAATAAGGTCGACAACTTTGAACGTGCTAGGGACAATCGTAAGACCGGCAATCGGCGCAGCGGCAAATGGCGTAAACCCAAATAAACTTGCTACTTCATCAAAGGGCGTTTGGTATACATCAGAGGCAGTGACTGATTCAGATACTGAGACAACATAGTTAATACCGCCAGACAGACTATCTGACGCTGTTGCGCTTTCTGTTAAATAAGCGTGGTTGTCTAAGCCTATATACGCATCGGTAGCCGTTAGTGTTTCAGTGATACCAACTTCAACAATAATTGGACCACTATTGGGTAGCAGTGCAATCGGATACTCTGCAAAGGCTACTAACCCAAACATACTTTTATGGTGCTACTGGAAAATCTACAGTGAAAGGAAACCCTGCTTGCAAGGTAATATCTCTAAGTGCTTGGCGATAAACTGCCCACACTGCTTTGTCTACAGGTGCATCAGCTACTTGTGTCCAGTCTGATTGTGTGAGTAGCATATTGCGTCTATAGCGTACTTCATTGGCTTTTTGAGTATTTTCAGCGTCAAGCTCAACTGGTGTTTTATTCTCAACAATTACGTCATACACTACGCTATTTTCAATATACGGCTCAACTGAGGTTAGTTTTTCTGTTTGTGAATGCACTTTGTCAGACTGTATCTGGTACGCATTGCGTTCCTGCGCCCACATTAAATCAAGACCTTCTGGTGGAAACGATACGTTAGGAAACACCTCTGTATGCTCACCGTGAGATAAGATTTGGTTATTTTCAATTATGGCTATTTTCATGTTTTTATCCTATGACGTTGGTAGTGGTGCTGTAGGCGGCGTAAACGTAGCCGTATATCTAGCGATACCTTTTGTTATTCGTAAGTCTTGAATACCACCATTAAAATACGCATCTCCGTTTCCACTATCCCCAATAAACATTTTTGTATTAGACCAATTTTGAGAGTTAGTAGCTGACGTATCCGCAACACCGTTTACAAAAAGACGATTGGTAGACCCAGAGCGAGTAACTGTTACATACGTCCACGCTCCAGCCGTTATAGGTAAAGTGCCTAGAACAATATCAGCGGTTGCATAAGCCCTTAATTTAATTACATTCCCAATAACTAAGAAAACCATTGATGAAGCCGCATAGTCTTGCTGGGCAGTAATATACTTTTCACCGCTAGTATTGGTTATTTTAACCCATGCTTCGATAGTGAAATCTCCCGTACCCATCGCATACCCAGCATTTGTTCCAGCACTCATTCTGCTGGAGCCGTTAAATCCTAAAGAACTGGGTGAAAACTTATATGACGTTGTGTCTAATGTTACGCCACTATTCGTTATTGTTTTTTGAGGTGTTGAGTTATCCGATGTTAACTTAGAACCCGTCATCAAAAGTGTTACATAGCTGTAATAAGGGTCACCACCCCCTCCCATACTAGCAAACCTCGATAGCATACTCATCGCACAAACTTCCCATATATGGTTGTACCTGCATCACGAGTCCAAAGTAAGCACCAGTCTGTACCCGATGTTTGCAAAGTCACACCGTTAGATGAGAATGTTGTCGTTGTTGCGCCAGTAGAGGTAATCCAGTTAATCGTTGGCCATGTAATCGTACCTGCCGCACCTAAATTAACCCCTTCAATTAACAGCTCACCTAAGTTACCCGATGGCGGCCAGTTTGTAATTGAGAGTGTAGGACTGCTTGATGCCGTTGGTGCCCAGCGTTGCTGAGAGCCATTAGTATAATTTAAAGCCGCTGTGGTACTGCTGTTGTAATAAACCCAGCCAGTATCTTTATACATCGTTCGAGTCAGTAAATAGTCACCGCCCGTTAAGTCACCACCTAATGTCATTGCACTTACTGTCGCAATGGTGGTTGTTCCTGTAAATGTAGGACTTGCAATAGGTACTGTTACTTGTGATGGAAGTGTCACAAATACATCTTTAACCCCAGCAGTGAACGTAACCAAACTACCTGAGTTACTAGATGAATACACCGTTGTTCGCGCTAAGGTATTACCCGATGAGCTATAAGTGCCAAGACCTACTTCCCAGTTAGGACCACCTTGATCTGCAATTGTATAGTATGTTGTATTACCATTACCAATAGCTGATGAGAAAGCTTGGCAGCCCGTAACCGCACCTGCTAATGTAACAGCTCCTGTACCAGTTGTGGTGGATGTCTCTCTAACTCTATCAGCTATTACTAAAGCCATACTATACCTCGACTAAATCGTCTTCTGAGAACCAGCGTTCTTGCGATACTTTATTTGCGTCAGTCCAAGATACTAAATACTGAATGTCACCTTCTTGATTAACATTCAATGCACTAACTAAACCTTGTGGCACAGGACTTACTACTTTAACTTCTTGACCTACTTTAAAACTTGCAGCCATGATAATCTCCTAAACGCTTGCAGTGAATGTGACGAGTAGCGAGTCACCAGAAACAACACTACGGTTACCACCAGTAAAGCTACCTGCTGAATAAAGCACACCCGTTGTTGTAGCGCGTGTTTGAGTTTGGCACATTAAAGCACCAGCAATAGTGGCCGTGCCATTGATACTAAAGGTTGTTGAAGTAGATGAAAGTGAGCCAGCAGAAGCAGAACCCCACCCAACCGTAATACGATTAGTACCGGAGTATGCTGTACTTTCAGTCCAACCAGCGTGAATTGCTAAAGTATCACCCGCCGCATAAGTAGGTGACGTTGCACCATCAACAAGACCCATATACCAAGCCGCTGTCCAAGAGGTGCCTTTGAAATACTGAGTTAATAAGTCATTTTTACCTACCGTCACTACTAGATTTTCAATAGCGTCTACCCATTTAGTAGTACCATCTAATCCTACGCAAACTACATCGTAGTGACCTTTAACTTTGATTTGTTCCTGCATATCACCAGCGCGAGCAATCTCAGCGCCACTAACGTCAACAGGATTGATTTTTTCTGATTGCATTATATACCCCTAATTAGAAGACCGGATGATGGCAGAAGTTGCCGTATTCGCCGGAAAGGTTATTGTAAAAGTTGAAGTCGTTGTTTTGTCGCTACCAAAGTCCAGTACAGCTACAGAGCGGTTAGCTTTAGAGCTATTATATATCAACGCGCCGCGTGTCGTGAAACTTGATGTAGGCCATGAGATATTGTCAAAGCTAATGTATGCAGTCCCATCAGAGGCGTTTACTGTTGGGTTTACTAATGCTTTACCTGTCGCTGTATATCCAGTACCAGAAATCTCATCTACAGCCGTATACTCAGTGGTGTTTTGATTAAGCGTAGCATTAGCTGTGTACAGAGCAATTTTAAACGTATCCGTAGTAAAGTTATGGATAGCCTCGTAAAGCTCTTCTTTAAAGCTGGTTGTTTGGCCTTGTACTATCATCTAACAGGTATCCTTGCTTGACCGTTACGGTATGCATCGCCTCTATCTTTACCCGTAGCGAGTGTATTGAGTAGGTTCATTGCTTCTTCGTAGCGTTGACGGTAATTAGTCATGATGTCTGCATCACCTTTTAAAAATGTATACGCCTCTAAAATAGATCCATACAAAAGTGCAGAGTCGAAGTTTTCACCAAGCCATGTGTCTCCCGCATCTACAATAGACGGCGGGTAATAAAAGTAATGAAGCTCTGTCTCATACTGCACATCAGGGGTAGGACCTAAAATAAAAGTTAACTCGTTAACATCGTCTGAGCGCGGACCAAATATCGCATAGTATTTAGGTGTGCCATAACTTGTTGGGCTTGGATACGCTTCACGAATAAAGTTAACATCCTTATTTAAAAGGTATGTATATTCACCTGATGTTGGGTCAATAACTGCAATAGAGTACGCTGATAAAAAATCATTAGGGCATTGCAGGTATTTATTGTGTAGCGTAATCACGCCCGTGACGTTTTTACGTAGGTCTGGGAGCTGTATAGAATTGTAAATCCGCTGCTCTGCTTCTTTAGTAAAAAGCGCAAGTTGGTCTGAAGAGAACGAGTTCTCTACGTAATCCTGTATGGCTGTACAAAGCTCCAAATACGTCATTGTTATGCCATCGGTCCGCGTGCGATTTTGCCTTTCGTTGCAGCGCCATTACCACGAGTTTTAACACCAGACGTTTTAATGCCTGTTTGTGGGTAGCCTGCTACTTTAGGGGTAGGTTCTGTTTTAATTTTGCCTGACATAGTCGTTCTCTAAGTTGTGATTGAAACAGTGCCAACAGAAGTTTTGGCAACAAGGTAATTAGGTGTAAGTACGGCATCAAACTGTGAAGCGCCACCAACTGGTGCCCAACCCCACTGAAATACACGACTTCCGTCTTCTGGGTATTGTAACGTATTTAAGCCCGATTGATAATAACTTGTATCAGGGCGCGGGTTACGCAATGCCTGTGGGTCATACACAGGGTAAAGCCCAAGAAGTAACTGTGGGTGGTCAGGGTCCCAACACGAAGGGCAGACTAAGATATTAGTTACTTTAGTCTTAATCGTTAATTTCTTAAGGTCTTTTAACTGAAACCTTTGAGAGCACCTATCGCAAAATCCGTGGGCCCATTTACCTGAAGAGTATTTAACTGACATAACTAAACGTGCATAATCCGTGGAACAAACCGGTCACTTGCTTTCTCTCTGTCTTCTGACATGGCTAAGTCTAATTGTTGCTCATAGTCACCTTTAAGCATTTGAATACGGTTAGGGTCTGTGCCAGCAATCTTCATACTAAGATAAAAAGCTAATCCTGCTACCATCGCGTTCAATAAACGGAACGGGATATCTTGTGTGTTTACTCCATTGCCTGCATCTTGGATTCTGCGTAAGCGCCAGTAGATGAAATAATAATACGGAGATTCTGCTGTACCTTGGTCTGGTGTAGGCCATATATTAATCTGTGGGTTTTTAGTAACCGTAGTTGCACCGTCAGGGTAAGTTGCTCCTGTACGGCGGTTTATCCATACTTGAATAGGTCTACCGTGTGCATTCTTATTAGGGATGGTAGAGTAAGTTGACTCAGAAATACGAGAAATATTAATGTCTACTTGGTTTTGCCCTGTGCCTGTACGCACTACATGGTCGAGTAAATCAATTGTATCTACAGGTAAGTCATAAGCAATTAGGTCGGGTACAAGCGGAATAACGCCTTGCTCAATCGTCCATAAATTAATACCACGATTTGCCCATTCTATGGTTAGAAGGTTTAGAGAACGTCTAGCTGTGCGCATATCGTAACCGCTGCGAAGCTCTTGTCCGCAGCGCTCAAACGCCTCCTCTACGAGGTCACCTAAATCAAGGTTAAAGTTTGCTGTACCCGATGTAGTCATTATTTTTTACCTTTTCGTCCAGGGAGCTTTTTAGGGTTAACTGCCCCCATACCTCTGCAGGGTCTCATAGGTATTTACCCTTTGTATGACCTTTAGTTGCACAACCATCACCACGTTTAGAAGCCGATGTACGTGATACATTACCACCCGATACAAACTTTCTAGCCGGTACTTTCTTAACAGGTTTAGGTGGACGTTTAGTCATGCCGCCTTTTTTCATGTTTTCCGTAGCTTCAGTTTTAGTACGAGCATTTTCATCTTCTGCAGATTTTTCTAACCCAGCTTTATTATACAAATCACCTGATTCATACTGACTACGCATACTCTCAATAGCTGCTCTAGCGCGATCACCTTCAGTAGGACCTTTAGGTTTTGAAACCACTGTAGTTTGTTTTTTAACTACTGCAACAGGTTCATCTTTTTTAGCAGGTTTAGAGGGTTCAGGTGTTTTTTGCGTACCATACATAGCCTCTCTATTTGCTGCACGGGATTTAACTGTGTCGGTAGAACTATCTTGGTCTTGTTTAAATGCACCACGTTTAACCATCTCTGCAGATTCTTTATTAGATAAAGATGCATCGCCTAATTCTGAAGGTTCTAATGCACCTGTAACAATTGGAAACGCTCTACCAGCCAATCTTGCTGCTCTACCTACTGTTTTTCCAACATCAACACCAGACTTTCCAGCTTTTACAGCTAATTCAGATGTAGGGCGTTTAATAATATTATTACCGCTAGCAGTATCAACTTTAGGGGTGTTAACTTTAACTGGATAATTTCCCCCTGCTTCAGCTGTTTCTAAAGTACGGGTAATCTGTCTAGGTTTAGATTTAAGCTGTCTACTAGGCTCTTTGTCTTCTGGTGCTGCAGCTGCTACTGGGCTGCCCCCACCTCTAAAACGTTTTACTTTTGCCATGACAACCCCCTAGACCATTTTACCTTTAGTGTGACCTTTAGTTGCTACACCGTCTGCACGAGTAACACCGCCTTTAGCATAGCAAGAGCCGCCCATTGCCATTTGTTTACCTTTAGTGTGGCCTTTAGTTACGCAACCATCACCGCGAGTAACACCGCCTTTAGCCATACATTTACCACCTTTCTTCATCTTTTTTTCGCTTTCCTCACCTTTAGCATATTGCTGAGGAGTAAGTTTGCCGGACTTAATAGCTTTGCCTTCTTTTAGCTCTTCGCTATAAGTTTCTCTACCTTTAAATAACTTTTTTAGATTAGCCACATTGCCACCTTCTTTAAATTTTTTGCCTTTGTCGGCTTGATTAAACTCTTTAGCTACACTTACTGGTATACCCGCTTTCTTTGCAAAGCTAGGGTTGTGAGAGGCAGCTGCCATAAATTTTTTCTGTTTGAGTGATGTACTAGGCACCGCAGTTCCACCGTTTTAAAGAGGCTGCTTTGCGTGTAGGCTTACCATTCTCGTCTTTCATAGGTCCTGGAACCCCTGCCATACGGGCACAGAAGGACTTACGTCTCCCTGCATCTTTTTTGGTTTTAGGGTTAGGTGCTGGTGCTTTTAAGTTAGAGCCGGTAGCCGCATTATATTTTGCACGGCCTTTGGCTGTAAGACCTGCGCCCTTAGAGACGGGAAGTTTCTCACCTCTACCCACTGCTAATACTGGAGCTTTCTTTGCCATATTATTTACCTGAGAAATGTTCAAATGCCCAGCCTAATACCGAGCCTATTGCTGCACCTAAACCACCCATAACCATTAAAACTTGCCATCCGCCCTTAGCTTCTGAAAGGGTTTTACCTATTTCAGCAACGGAAGCTTTAAGCTCTTCCATATCTTTAACCAACTTATCCATATCAGTTTGCAAGTGTTTAATCTCGTTTTCATGAACAGCAAGCTTAATTTGGTCGTCCATCATGGCTTACCCGTAAAAGATAGTAACTCCAGCAACAGACCCAACACTAAGTGTTAAATATATGCCGTTTTGGAATAAGATACCTTCATGTGGAATAGCCACATAAAACGAGTTTGGGTTTGAGTTAGACGGAATGTCCATTTGACATAAAATAGTGCCTGTTGCACTACCATCTCTAAACTCATAAGTAGCTGCTGTGCTAACAGCTGGAGCTACTGAAAACCCTTTAAGACGTACTCGGCTACCATACATACTACCAGCGACACTTGCGTGCGCACTCTTGACGTCATACTGCATACTCATAACTAATCTCCTATTTAAAAAGATAGGGCGGAAATGGCGCTCTCATTTAAGGTCAAGGTCGCTCAACTCTGACCCCCTAAATATTAATTACGCAGTTTGCGATGTTGGGTTATAAGTACCGTCTGATAAGCGCACCATGTAGGCAATAACAAGAATGCCAGTACCAGTAGTAAGTGACGTACCACCAACTGTATAAGTCACAATTGCGTCAGTAGAACCCACGTTAGATACAAGCGCCGCTGCACCAGTAGTTGCTGCAACCGCAATCGCATTAGTGCCTGCATTAGTAACAGTAGAAGCTGTAGAAATAGCCGTACCGCCAATAGATAGCGTGATTGTAGCGGCTGAAGAAAACGCTGTTGTAGTGATAAGCTGCATTGCAGTAATAAGAGCACCTGCAGGTAATACCACAGCTTGCGATGAAGATGCATCGCCAAACGCTACATTAGCTGTTTGAGCAACAATAGTTGCGCCCATGTTACGAATAGTACCAGCAGTTGTGCCAGTAGTGTTAGGTACGGTTCCAAGTCTCCAAGGACCAAAGTGTGATGCTAAACCCATTTTAATCTCCAAATACACGTAAGATACGCAGTCTTGTGTAAAGCTTGCTAGGTCAATCTGCGCAAATAATTAAGTTCCTAGATATAGGCTGATAGTACACCAATTGGTTGATTATGCAACTATTTTATTAGCTCCTCTACTCATCTTTTTACGACCCTCTTCAGTTGACCATTTCATCTTCATTTCAATACGTTTCTTCTCATTTCTAATAAGTGCTCCGCACTCTGCACAGCCTGACCCTTTTCTAAATTGAGCCGCATATTGAGAGAACTCTCCGTGCGTAGGACATACACACCCTGTAATTCTATTTAACGCCCCTGTGTAGATGGCATTAGTAAAATCATACTTACTACGCACTTCTTCTGGAAACTTAGCTAGTACCTCATTTAAAGGGGTATGTTCTTGTGGTCTGGCGTTACGCTTCATAGTCTCTTGAGCTTTACGTAATCCTTCTTCTGTATATACTCTAGGTGCTTTTTTAACACCTTTCTGAGCTTCACTTATTTTAAGTTTTGTCTCATCAGAACGTGTTTTACCCTGCCAGTATTTTGAAGGGTTTGCCATTTTTGCAGTACTGATACGCTGTTTAGTTTCTTCTGTATGCTTTTTACCAATACGAGGGTCCGGTTGCGCTAACCTAGCTTTCCGCAATACACCCTTTTGGTCTTCAGACATAACTCTACCAAAGTTAGGGTGTAACTCCTTAGCTACTCCTCTCCACGGTGCGCCCGATCTAAGTCCATGATTGTAACAGTTTTCGTTACCTACCCATTCAGATAACCAAACATCTTCAGCTTTTTGTAATTCGTCTATACTACTTACTACTTCTACAACTTCAAAAACAAAACAATCCTCCCCGTATTTGTTCCATGCTGCCTGTAAATGAGCGCAGTGATGTTTGCTACTGCGCAGTTTATTTCTGTGTGTTCTAAACCTTTCACGTTTGTTACCTGTGCTTCCAACATAGAACTTTTGGTTAACAACATTTCTTATTTTGTAGATTACTGGTACTTTCATTTTAATGTCCGGTGTAAATTTAGTGAAACTTACTATACCACTTACCACACAGCGTGTAAACATTAATAATAAAAAAGGGTCTCCTAAGAGACCCTTAATATACCTAAGTAGTTGATTTTACTTAGTTTGAACCAGATGAACCATACATACCTAAGGGATCAGACCAGCCAAAAGAATAACGTTCACGAGCTTTGTATCTCATGTTCCCAGTATCAAAATCGGAATCTGATGAAGTTACCAATGATTGACGCACAAAATGTTTCAAACCGTTTGGTACATCAGTAGTTAAGAACCACGCATTGGTGTCTGTTAAGAAGTTATTAACAGTGTAACCTTCTGGGATAGAACCGTTGTTTTTTAACGCGTTGATGTCGTTATCGGTTGTGCCTACACGTTGTTCTGTTTCGAGCAAACGAGTTGCAACGAATTGAAGTGCAGGTGGAACAATCAATTTTTTAGGTTTAGCAGCAATCAACAAACCACGTTCATCAGTCCATTGTGCAATTTGAATAACAGCCGCTTCTAAAGAAGTTTCGTTTAAATCAGCAGGAGTTGATGGGATGTTTGAGTTTGTGCCGCCAGACACTAATGAGTGTGAAGCTGAAAATAATGCTGAACCGTCACCGCCAGTATAAGCAGAGTTGAAGCCGTTGTTTAAAACAGCCGCCGCTTTTACTTGTTTGGTGTATGCCATAGCACGAGCCAACGCTTTTGTATAACGAGCAGACAATGAGTCATACAAGTTATCTTCTACAGCTTCTTCAGTTAATGAGAAACCAAGAGCAATTGTTTCGTGGTTATAACGTGCAGTCCAAGCTTCTTGACCAGCTTCATATTGAATAGCAGAACCCTCGTTTTTAACTGCCGCTGCAGCAAAACCTGAAAGTTTTGTTTCTTCTTCAAATGAACGCTCAGAAGATTCGATTTCATAAATTTCTTTATGTTGTTCACCGTAGCGTGCGTACTCTAAACCGAATAACGCGTTAAGGCCCGGTAATAACTCTTTTAATAGCTGTGCTCTAGAAATTGCCATTGTTTATTGCTCCTTAAGCAGCTGTAGCTGTGTAGTAACTTGAGATACCAAAGTTCAATTTTACCAATACTTCAGTATATTGAGTAAGAACGATGGTGGCTGACGCAGGGATAGTAACAATTGATGCTACGTTTAAAGAGATAGAAGTACCTCCAACGGCTACAGCAGTTGTTACAAACGAGCCTGTTTCTACAACTTGACCATTTGCTGCAATAAATGCTACGCCAGAACCAGCAGGAATAGCTACAGGACTAGCAGGGATAGTAATAGTTGTAGTCGTAGTAGATGTACTAGGTACACTTAAAACTACTGCTGTTTCACCAACTACATCTAATACACGTACAGGTAAAGTTGAAGTTGTAGCAGGAGCCCCTGATGCAACAACCGCTAATACTGCATTAGCTGAGTTACCAGTATTTGCATTGCCTGTATTGTCAATCATAGCCATATTCTGACCAATCATTGCTTTACTAGTTGCGCCAATAACAGTAGTACCAGAACAAACAGCTGCTTTAAATACTGTATCTGGGTCATCAGCAATAATTGCAACAGCATCACCAGCTAAAGTATTTGCAGGCCAGTATTGGCTGTACATTTTTTGTTTAGTAGTAGGGTTAGTATACGAACAACCCAAAAATACACCTGTAGAACCGGCAGTTGCAGTTGAACCCACTGTAGCGCGATTAGCAAAACCACGAGCTAAAGAAACAACATCACCGTAATAGATGCTTGTAGCGTAACCATATTGAATATCATACTCACGAGTAGAACCCGCAAACACTTGACCACCAATTAGATTTACGGGTTTTAAGCCGTAAGGCGCACTTACTGTAGGGTAAGCCATTTAAACCTCCAAAAATATTAATTAAGTACCTTTACCAAAGGTAACTTTAGAGCTTCTCTCTTTAAAGATAGGCATTCTTGAGTCACTTTGACGCATTAAATTATTATCTACAGCTTCTGCTTGCTGGCTTGTAATGTTAGCAAAGTGTTGTGCACGCTGCTCCATAAACTCAGCTGGAATCTTGCAAAGTAATAATCCGCCTACTTCGATATTGTCTTTAAAACGACTATTCGGGTCGGCTAACAGTCTAAATTTAGGTTGTTCGCTCATTGTAACGGGTTCCCAGCCTTGTCTTAGATTTGACGCTAAGTTGCTTGGGTCACTGTTATTTAATGTTGCTACGCGAATCCATCTATATGCAAACCCAGCCTCTTTGTCAGGCTCAGGGAGCAATTCTGGTTGCATCCACTGCTTAGGACGCTCCACAAGTGCACGGGTTTCTAGTTCACGAGTTGTTCTTGCATTTGTATTATCTGCCATTTTGGTTCTCCAAGGCTAAAGCTGCTTTCGCATATTGTTCAGGGGTTAAGCCAAATTTCTTTGCTAGGTTGACCTGGCTCTGAGTTAACTTTATCTTTGTTGCTGATGTACTTCTCGAAGCGGGTGCGACTACGTTTGACGGTCTGCCCCTACTCGGTTTTCTATCTTCGGTTTCACCAAAATACTCGCTAAAACGTCTACGTATTGTTTTGTCCAACACGTTGTAATATTCTTTAGAGCCTACTGGTACGCCTTCGTCTACAAGTTTTGCATGAAGTCCAAGGGCTGCACTGGTCATTTCTTTGTCTTGACCAAACCACTCATTTCTATCTTGCCAATCCAATGCCTTCTCGTCAGGCTGTGGGACTTGTGGAGCTGAAGGGCGTTGTAGCCTTTCTTGCGCCTGTTGTACCTCATAATCAGGTGTTTGTAAAGTACCTAGTTGCGCATTTTGTGCTTGAGCTAATTTCATATTAGCTAGTTGCATCTGCTCTTGAGCTTCAACAATACCGTCAGAGTCCCCTACTTCAAAGGCATCACGGTATGCTCTCTTAGCTGAATCAAGTTCTCTCTGTGCCAAAATACGCATTGTTGACACATATTCTTTTTCACCGTTACCTAAAACATTGTTAACGCGTTGGTTTTCTTGGAGCAGTCGTTGCGCTACCGCAACAGCCTCTCTATGCTCACGTTGAGCCGCTTCTTTCTCTCTACGCTCGTCATGATAGACTTTGCGCATTTGTTTTAAGCGTTGTTGTGCTTTTGCATCATAGGAGTCTAGTTCGTCATCTTCTAGTTCGTCTACAATGTGTTTAGGCATAGGCTCCCGACCACGGTCTTCTTCGGGGGTATCATCCTCAATTTCAATCTCGATATTATCGTCGTTATCGTCTATTTCATCGGGAAATTTATATTCTGTTCTTTCAAAATCTGCCATAGTCTTGTCCTATTTGCGTGAGATGCCGCGTGGGTCGAGTACAACTGCTTCTACCGAATCATCATTGATAAGACGGAATTCTCTACCGTGAATGAGTAAGCGTGAGCCTGAGTTGGGGCGTACTAAAATAAAGTCGCCTTCTTTACACCATGCACCGCTAGGGAATTTGTTTGTGTCTTTATAAGCTTCTGGACCTAATGCAACAACAAATAATACGGTGGTAAGTACTTCTTCATTACGCATCGTGATATCAGCTTTGGCGATACCACCTTCATATTCTTTGTCTGCTTCTGGAATAGCACATAGGATTCTGTATCCTGATGGCATTGGGAGTTGCGTTGCTTTTTCTTCGTTAGTAGCCTCTGTTTCGTAGCTACCAACAACTTGTGGATTTTTGGGGTTTGACCCAATTAAAATCTTGGACATTTTGTTTCCTGTTTGTGGGATTAAAATATGCCGTCTTTCCGTGCTGTCATCGAACGATTTCTAAAAAACCCCGAAGCGAAAGGCCATGTTATCTAATCTTCTAATTTATCCTTCATATCAAGTACATAACCGCGAGCCGTTTGAAGCCCTCGTATCTCACCGCACATTTGCTTATACGTTTCCATTGAGTCAATACGCTCAGAACACACAGCGTCTTTAAGCTGTATAACTTTCTCATCAATGTGCTTAAGCACTACATCAAACGCGTCCATTATTCTTCACCTTTCTTAGGTTTCTTTGGTTGAGCTTTAGCTTGACGTGCTTGATGATCACGGTCTAGTGTAGATTGATATTGTTGATGCGTCATATCCATATTTTTATGCTGTGTTTGTTGTTCACGACTAGCAGCAGATTCATACCCTTTGTGCGCAATATCTACAATCTTATTTTGAGAGTCATGGTCTCTTTCTAACGATTTCTGGTAAGCCTCATGCATCATCTTAGCTTTACTTTCTTCCGCTTTAGCTGTCATATCGCCCGCATTTTTAAGCGTGTCTATCTGTTGCTGCTTGTTTCTAGTCGTCATTTCAGCGGCATTTTTAAGTGTATTTACTTGGAGTTTTTGAGCTTCCATCACTTGTTTGCCTTGGTCTAATGTTTGTTTTAACCCAAGTTGCGCTGCGTTTTTAAGAACGTCTACTTCACGTTGCTTGTCTGCTGTAGCTGTTTGCGCTGCAATACGCTCACGGTCTACTTGAATTTGCTGCATTTTAACTTGAATCTCAGCTTGGTCTCTTTGCGCTTTGTTTTGAATCTCTTGCGATTTAAGCTGTAACTCTTGCATCTGCATCTGAATTAGCGGGTCTTGAGCTTGTTGCTGTGCTTTCTGCTGCGCCGCAGCCGCTTGGTTCTGTTGAAGTAGTTGGTTTGCCGCTTGTGCAAGTAGTGGTGCTAGAGCCGCTTCTATTTCTGGATTCTGTTTAACTTCTTCGCCTTCCTCGTCCTCTTGTGGAGGCATTTGCATACCTAGTTGAGTCTCAACATCTTTTCTATACTGGAACCCTAAGTGCTCTGCTACGTGTGCCATTACCGCAGACTGAATCTGTGGAAGCACAGGGTTGCCTTGCAACGTAGCCATAATCTTGGGGTCTTGCATCATTGCCATATGAACGGCAATGTGAGCATTGTGGTCTTGGTTAAGGAACGCTTTGACAGGTTTTAACTTGAGGATATTCTGATTCTCAGACACGGGGTCTACAGGGAATTTATCTTCTTCTAATGGAACCAGCTTTTGCGCATCCTTAATCCCCAAAGCATCAAGCATCTGGCGGTGAAGAATGGGCAGGTTGTAAAGTTGAGGTGCCCCTTGCGCAAGTTGAAGTACCGCTTGGTACTGTACGATTTTCTGAGCCATCGTAGACGCATTAGGGTCAGATACAGGGATAACTTCTGTGGTATCGTAGTCAGACTTTTTGGCTTTTCTACTTCCTTCTTCAGGGTCGTAGTCGTAATCCTCCGGTGCGTAAGCTGCAATAATCCCTTTAAGGAGACCAAGCTCTTGCTTCATTGAGTAATGAACACGTGCCTGAACAGCAGTAATAACTTTAAGCGTACGCTCTAAAATAGCAAGTGTCGTCCCTACAGGCGCATTGCCCGACATATCAGATACTTGCAAGTCCGCCGCGTTAGCAAAGCGTCTACCTTCTTCTACAATCTGATTAAGCAGGGCCATCAATGTTTGTGATGGTTCTTTGTAAGGTAGTGGAAGCAGGTTATCTCGAATTGTACCGCTGGGTACATCTACATCGCGCCACTCTCCAGGAGAGATAGGAGTATCATCTCCTTTAATACGCATACCACGCGCTTTAAACCCGCCAGGCAGATTACTTAGCGTGCCTGCATCAACCAGTTGTCTAATAAGAGAAGTACCGGACTTAGCAAATGCGCCAATAAGATGAATAAGGCCAAAGCAATAAAAGCCAAACCCAGGGACATACCCATAATGAACAAAATGTTGTCGTTTGGTGTAGGTTTCATCATCGGGCTCCCAGTTACGTCTAATGGATAGAATCTCTTGACTTCCTTTCTCGATTGTCACTACATAAGGTAGTGCAATCCCAGTCTCTTCGCCATCTTCGTCTGTATGCTCAAATCCTGGAAGGTCGAGGTCAACGTGCATCTCAAGGACTTTATATCGGTCATCAGACGTTGCACTAAAGCCCATCTTCTCAGCAATTTTCTTCTCAACGTCATCAAGCTGACTACTAGGCTCACCTAAGTCAATATCGCGGTAAAATCCCGCTACCTGAAGCCTACGCATATCATTTTCAGTCTTACGCATAACATGAGTTACACGCTCTGCTGTTTCTAAGTTAGATGCACCATAAGGTACAACCATGTCTTCAGCAGGAACAAATAGCGATGTTTGGCGGTTTAATTTTGGGTCAAAGTACACTTTTTTAAATGCATTACCAGATAGCCCAAGACCCCAAAGCATACGCTCATGCTCAGGTCTGTACTCAGTCATCACGTCTAAAAGCTGGTGATTCATGTCGTCTTGAACACGTACCGCCGCTTCCTTCTTGCTAGAAGTCTCTTTACCGATAATCTTTGTTTTGACAGGACCCATAGACGGGAATGTCGCCATCATAGTCTCAGCTTGGAACTTAACTAATGCTTCACTAAGTAGGGGGTGATGCACGCCACACGCGCCATCCCAAGGCTCAGTACGCTCTTCAATCTTCATACCGAGCAGCTCTAAACCATCTGTATAGGTTGTAATCCAATCTTTACGAGAAGCCACGTCATCATCAAAATCAGACAACAAATCTGCTGCAATAGACGAAAGCTCCCCATCATCTAGGAGTTCAGCTAAGTTCTCATCAAACTCTTCGTCCGTTTCTTCTTTAGGATCAAAGTCAATCTCCATTCCACCCATTGCAATATGCAGTGACTCTGGGTCGTCAATTTCAATCTCGATGTCAGGTTCTTCTCCGCCGAGTAAGGACTCAAGTCCTAGCGGTGCTTGGTTTAGGCTTTTATCAAACATTTAGTTTCTCTGCTGTTGTTAGTAATATGCATTGCGCCGTGATGACCGCCCTCTAAACTCTCGCTCTGGTTCTGGCTCATCCAGATTAGTTGAAATAAACCCGCCTTTTCTAAACCTCGCCATCGCCATTGACACGGTATCCACATAGTCATCGTGTTGCCCTGCGGGAAATGATGCTACCTCTTCGATAACCTCGTCCGCAAATCGTGTGTTCGGTGCCCATACTCTACCAGAGTGAAATAAGTCTGCAACCGCATTAAGCCTAGATATCTTATCGTTACCTCTTGTAGGCGTAAATTCCATCACTGGAATACCCATTGCACGTAGCTCATATATAAGTGGCGCACCAGACGCTTTCTTTTCTACGATTATACTATCAGGTTGCCAATAGTTATAGTCATCCAGCACAACTTGCTTAAGTTCGGGGAACTCATACCGCCCACGTTTCGCATCAAGCATAATAATGTTAGCTTGCATCACACCATTCTCGTTGTCTTGGTAGAACACGCCCCACACAGTACACGCACTATAGTCAGCCCGCTGCGACTTTTCAAACGCCGTATCCCAAGTCATCAATATAAAGTCTGTTGGAGGCGGGTCTTCCTTGGTCCATTTCTGCCACCATTCTCGTTTAACTATCGCACCCTCTTCAGAGGTCGGGTCTTGCTGATACTGCGCCTGCCACTTGGACACGTCAATCGCATCCCGTGTTGCTTCTAATTCCTCAAGACTCCAGAACTCAGGCCACAGCGGTTTACCCGATGGTAATATGGCAGGGAACTCTACTACTCTCCAATTCTCGTTGCCTCTCTGCATCGCCGCTTCAAGCACTTGTCCCGTCAGGTCTCTTTTTGACCAACGAGTCTGGATGATGATTATGGCTCCACCAGGCTGGAGACGCTGACGCGGACCAGACGTGTACCACTCGTACACTTTATCGTAAATCTCAGGATTACTCGCCGCTATCGCCGCTTCTTGTTCACTGTGCGGGTCGTCAATTATCAGCAGGTCAGCACCTTTACCAGTTACTGCACCACCTACCCCGATAGCAAAATAGTCACCACCTGCACTGGTGTTCCATCTACCCGCCGCCTTCGAGTCAGACCGCAAACCCACATTAGGGAATACTTCTTGATACGCAGGAGAGTCTACTAAGTTACGCACTTTACGACCAAAGCCCACCGCAAGGTCAGCTGTATGCGAGCACTGAATGACTTTTTTATTAGGGAACCGACCTAAAAACCAAGCTGGCAAAAGGTACGACCCAAACTCACTCTTTGTATGACGTGGACCTAAGTTAATTATGAGTCGTTTGCACTCGCCTCTGGCTACACGCTCAAACTCTGAGGCTATCCTTGCATGATGCCGACCATATATAAAGTCAGGCCACACTGACTGCACAAACGCTAAGAAGTCAGTCTGTGCTTTTTCTCTCTCTTTTCTGCGGGTAAGCTCACGCACAAGCTCTGCTAGGCGCTCTTTATCTGATGGAGGTATGTGAGCTAACTTACTCATCCTCTACCTCTTCAAACTCCTCTTCTTTAGCACCACCTTTAAGCTCTTCATCGGAAATCTGCTCGTACTGCACATCAATTGAGCCAAGTTCACCACCAACCGAGTACGTGGACATCAACTCATTAAGCTCTGTCTCTAGGTCGCCTGTCGGTTTATCTGCAGCAGCTACCTCTACTTTTGTCGTAAAGAGCCCAATTTCAGTTACCTTACCTAACATCTCAACCGCCTTAATTTGAAGTTTTGGGTCTTCGTTTTCGGCAAGTTCAAACAGTTTAAAAAGCACATATTGACGCATCTTGTTTGTAGAATTTGCCAATGTATAGTCAAAACGCTTTAAAAGTTTGTCGAGCGCTTTCGCCGCACCGGGTGTGGTAGGTGCAGGAGGTGCATCAGGCTGTTCTAAAAATATATTTAAAGCTTCATTTTTCTCTGCATAAGTTAATTGCGGTTCTGGCAAAGGGGGCATCCCCTGTGCATCTAGGAATGTGGGGTCTTTGAAGGCTTCTTTTGCGTTGAGTCTTCGTTTTGTAGCCTCACTAGGGGCGGTGTGTCCGCATACAGTGGAAAAATCAAAGGGCTCGACCTCATCAAAATCCACGAAATCATCGTATTCGTCTTCTATCTGCATATTCTTTCTTTGTTATAAACATACATGAGCACATAGCTTACCCTACTTTGTAAATTTTTTGTGAAAAATTTTTTTGATGGGCGTTTATATAAGTGACGGGGGGTGTTTGTATAACCTTGTGCGTTATGTGGGATTAGGGCGATTTGGTAGAAGTGGAGCTACAACGTGTGGAATAGTATGTATATAAATCCGTGGGACTCCGAACTATATAAATGGGGGGTGGGGGTCGTTGTGTCCTGAATATGCCCCCTGTTTGAAATATGTAGCATGATGTTTTTACCGTGTTTTATACATATAGCATACATATAGCATACATATAGCATACATATAGCATACATATAGCATACATATAGCATACATATAGCATACATATAGCATACATATAGCATACATATCTATTCCGTACACGTGTACGGAATAGAATGCGCATTGACTGCGGTTTACTTGTATAACTAAGTTATTGTTTTATAACGCTATCTAAAATAAAGGGTTTACACGGGTTGCCATTAGTGGTATTCTATAAGTCCCTTAGGGGAATTAACTTTATTTTTTTACTTTTTATAGGATTATCATCATGAACATTAAAACTGAAATAAAAACACTCGATACAAGCGCGACATTGTTTAACTTTCTACAAGCGTTAGATTTTGCCGATAATGCGGAAATTACACGCTTTAATGAAACTGAAAAGGCTTTAGGATTATTGAAACTGTTACGCGGGCAATTTACCACGTTACAACATGGTAATTCTACGGGCGCGGCTAACGTTGGCGAATTGCCTAACTGTATATATAAGCCCGTTATTCAATCATTATATGACACGAAAAAAATAAATGCGGAATTAGAAAACCGCGGATTTAATTTAAACTTTGAGGGCTATCGCGATAACCAAGTACGTCAATTAAAGTACTATATTGAAACGGGCGAGCTGTTTAACCGTAAAAAAGAGACTTTACAAGAACGTGCAATGGTAGCAATCGACAAACTAGAGGGGAAATTGAAAGCCGAACAGGCTAAACTTGCTAAAGCGGTAAAGGCTAAAGCGGACGCGGACGCGGCTAAAGCTAAAGCGGACGCGGACGCGGCTAAAGCTAAAGCGGACGCGGACGCGGTTATAATTGAAGTCTCAAATTTAATCGATAGCAACCCAATCCACGCGGACGCGGTAAAAAATGAATTAGCGGGTATAGTGGACGCGGTAAAAGCGGACGTTGTAAAAGCGGACGCGGTAAAAGCGGACGCGGTAAAGATAGCCGATAAAGCTCAAACCACAAAAGATAAAGCGGACGCGGACGTCGATAAAACAAAAAAGGAATTAGACAAGGTTAAGGCTAAACTCGCATCACTTTCCGCGCCTAAAGCGGAAAACAACAAAAACGAACCTAAGTTAGATTTTAAGATTTTAAACTTTTCAAAAGACTGTAAAGACACGGCAGCGTCGATTCTCGAAGAGTTAGAACGTGAGGCAACAAGCGCACCCGAATTACTATATCTAGCTAAGCTGATTTTAGATAAGTATAACAAGTAGTATGCTACATTAAGCCCCCGTAAGGGGGCTTTTTTACGCCTAAAATTTAACAATTCCGTACACGTGTACGGAATCAAACCGTCGAAAGACGGTATTTTTTTGTCTAAAATTTAGTATATATATAAAATAATTTAACACCCGCCGCACAAAATGCGGTCATTTTGATACCTGTTTCCGTTTAAGACGGTGAGCTACGCGATTGATTTTGGTCGCGCGTGGGTGTTAAAAATGATACCTGTTTCCGAATAAGACGGTGAGCTACGTGGACGATTTTGATTTACCTGCGTTAACTTCGGTTCTTCTGTATTATGCTCTTTTCTGTGCGAGATGACATTTGTGTTACAATTACGCTTAGTTTACCAAACTTACTTTAAAAAAGTTAAAAGTTACACCTAGTTTACGTCGATTCGAATTCCCGTTCTGCAGAAATTTTGCAAAGTGCGTTTCTAGGAAAAGTTTTTTCGTGCACCTAAAATGCAAGGGTTCTAGTCTTTACTACTACTACTACTACTATTTATTTAATAATATATATAAGAAAAAAATATATATATTTTCGTGTATTTTTGTCCCTGTGATATACGTTGTATGGTTGTAATTATAAAAATATTTTCGCCTCCTCTCGCTCTCTCTCAAAATTTCAAATAAATATAACTGCACATAACACTTTCTTCTACACGCCGCGTCCTATATACGCTAAAAAAACTTAATCAACTCCCGTAAATTACTTACCCCCTTGCGTTTCGGGAATTCGGAGTGTAAAATGACCCTAAATCCTCCCTTTTTACCAAAAAAACAACAAAATTACCATGAAAACAACAGACCTAGCAAAACAAGCAAAAATACCCTATGCAACCATGAGAATTGCCCTACTCGAAGCCAACCGACTCAACCGCCTCTACCACAAAGACTTCCTAGCATACTCTCGTGCAATAAACAATACCCCCAACAAATTAGAAATCCGCCGAGCGGAAAAAGAAAAAGCTCACCTTGCGCAGGTAGCTCTTCGAGATAAAACCAATGCAGTCTATGACGAGTTGTATGCAATGACTCACTACGAGTACGAGGTAGAACATAAAAAAACATTAGGGACTATCACCATAGTAAAACCCTTTGTTAAAAAAACCCTAGATGCTTTAATGCAGGCACACGCACCCGTAAAAGACGCCAAGCCACGCGAACCACTAACACAGGCATACCTACACCTAAAACTCGCCTATGAGCCCTTTACGGGCGAAATAACCTACAATGAAGGCTCTCGTGCAGACAAAAGCGCAATCTACACCCATGCAAAACCTAAAAAACCCAGAGCGCAACGCCTAGACCTCAATAGATTGCCGCTAAGAGCCAAAAACACCCCGCCCTTGCACAAAGGGTGGCATACGTACACAACGGACGACTATGCCCTATTAGACGACGATTTAAGAGCACAGTGCATCAAACGCTACTATCTCGAGCGCAACCCAGATAAAACATCCATCCATGCAACCATTAGAAAAGCCTACTATATTAGAGAGCGCGTGATGCACCCGCGTGTAAGCCTAAATAGCACAACATACAGCCCACAAGCCATTGCCTACCTCTACATGGGCGCAGGAGGGCGGTTTGATTACACGGGCGGACTAGATAACATCCAGCGCATACAAGAAGAAGTCCTGTGCGAACCTTACGGCATACGCAACATTAGCCCAAAGACAAATAAAATCTGTGCATACCCATGCAGGGACGGCAACCCACTCAACTATAAATGGGAAAACATAAAGCCAGAGCCAGTGAACTCGGCAACACTAACAAGAGTACCAACACAGGCAACCAAGAAGAAGAACCCGTACACAAGTACGGAATCAAAACCAAGACGCTGGACGGTGAGCACAGAGCGAAACATACGCATAGAAGGAAGCACCTACACGGTGCATGGTATGGGGCGTGGGAATAAAGTCACCGTGTGTCACACATGGGAGGATGCAGTCACCGTATTTAATATACAGTTAAAGAGAATAAAAGGGCACAAGCAAACACTACGCAACGGTAACATCATGATAACTGTTCCTCGAAGAGACAAGGCATAGCCGGACTTTTTTAAGACGGTGAGCGACTAAAAATAAGGACTTGACAACCGAAGTAAACTAGCGTATAATATTACCCAGAAGTCGAGAAATGCATTAACAAAAACAACAACAACATAACAACGGAGTAAACAACATGAACACATATTTTTTAAGACATAAAGTAGCATTTGAAGAGTTGAACATTGATGACCAATGCAACATATTAAACAATCTTCAAGAGGCTCATGATAAAGGGAACTACATCTCTATTCGTGGTGAAGACATGGAAGACTGTGAAGAAGTGTATGCAACTCTTTATGGTTGCTACCAGCTCACACCTGATGAAGTATTTGACTACTACGACAATGGAGGGCAATGGACATACTTAGAGCCTGCCCAACTATACAAAGAATTTACAGGGATAGACTTATAAAACAATTAAACGCCCCATCCAGAGGTGGGCTAAAACGCTGGAGGGTAGAGGAGTGACGCCTATATAGTTTGTAATCCTTAGTTGCTGGCTCTACCACTTAACAAACCGTACTCGAGTACGGAATCAACACATAACAGGAGATACACATGAAAATTAGAATAAACAAAAAACAACTGATGCAAGGCGTCAAGTTCGATTACATAGTGGTAAATAAACCAGACGTGGGGAAAAAGATTAAGTTTTATTATTCGGGTAACTTGTTTATTATTATTGACCACTATGATAATAATACATTCTACACATTTAACGACTACGAGTCGTTTAGAAAAAAAGTAAATGACATTATAGAAGACTGGTAAACCCTATATAAATCAAGCACTTGACACAGCCTAACAATAGGCGTAGAATATAAACCTAGTAAAGAGTCATCCCCTCAAGGGATTGCAGTAATTGAATCGAGGTGCAATGCACCTTAAACACAGACCGAAACATAGAGGTATTTATGAACATATATTCAAAAGATAGTGACGGGGGTATCACGCACTGCTGGTCATTTAGTACACGGTATCAAGCTGAGAAGTTTTTAAGAGACCTGCGAAGAGCAGGACGTATGACTCACTGGTATGTCATATCAAGTCTTGATTACGACAAAGCTAAACGGAGATACGCATGAACGCAGTTCACATCACACAGGGTAGCGGCAAGATGACTGGCATACAGTCAATCAATACGCCGACCACAACAAACGAGTTCTGCCTTAATATGCGTAAGGTTAAGGCTAATGCAATATGTAAAAAGTGTTATGCCTTCAGATACGAGTCGTATCGCCCATTGCTGGTTGAGGCACTCAAGCGCAACTTGTTTTTAGCAGAGCGTTACCTAGAGGTAGGTGAGATACCCACAATCAGCGATGACATCGCACGCTTTGACAGCTATGGTGAATTGATTAACCTCATTCACTTCGTTAACTATATGTACATCGCGGCGGCTAACCCGCAAACCATCTTTACACTGTGGACTAAGCGGCTCGACATCGTGCAAGAAGCACTGCTCACACGCAGTAAGCCCGACAACATGATACTGATATATAGCTCACCAGTAGTAGACAAACAAGCTGTACTACCTGCTGGCTTTGATAAAGTCTTCACGTCATACACTAAACAACGTGCATGGGGTATCAACTGTCACGGGGCGTGCAACACCTGTCGTTTGTGCTACTCACACAACGATACAACACATATCCACGAAATCATAAAGTAACCCGTTTATAAACGGGTTACAAACACTAAACATAATCGAGATTCCGTGCACAAGTACGGAATCATACAGGAGAACATCATGGCAATCTCAAACAGTGCAATGCTCTGCACATTAAACATCTCAATCTGGACAGCACGCAAGCTCGACAAGAAAGTATCTCAAGACGTAGACACAGCGAACAGCACAATGACAAAAGCAGGTAACTACCACAAGAACTTGCTGGCAGGTGATGACTCACTTGCCAAGATACAAAAGATTGCGAGTGAGGCTCGCACCTACCACTCACGGTACACATCACCGTGGAATGACAACGGGCAACGCTTATTAACTACTGCGTACTTCCTTGAGTACAAACGTACGATGGGTGACTATGAGCGCAAGTTCTGGGATGAGGTTGATGCGTTTCTACCTCAGTACACCTTAAAGATTAGTGCCGCCGCGTTTCAATTAGGTAAGCTGTTTGACCGTGACGAGTACCCCGAAGAAGATAAAGTACGTAACAAGTTTAGCTTTGGTATTTCCTTTATACCTGTTCCCCAATCGGGGGACTTCCGCGTTGACATTCAAGCGGAGGAGGTTGCAGAACTCCGTAGACAATATGACGAGATGTATGAGTACAACATACAGAAAGTAAACCGTGATGCGTGGGATAGGTTATATGACAGCCTCACTCAACTGAGCTTTGGCTTGCGCACTAACAACGATGGTACAAAGGGCAAGATATACGACAGCGTGTATTCATCAGCGTCCGAGCTGTGCGAGTTACTGCGCCACCTCAATATAAACAATGACACGCAACTGGAGGATATGCGCCAGCGTCTTGAGGATACCATCATGGGTATTGATACGAAGGACATTAAACAGAGCGACTTCATGCGCTCACAAATTAAACAAGAAGTCGATGCTATGCTCGACAAATGGAACGACTAGGAGAATAACAATGAAACCATACAGCTCAATCACAATGCAGAACGCTATTGACTTAATCAACGCCATCGGCGACACAACCACAGTGTTGGTACAGGGCGAGATGGGGATAGGCAAGTCGTCCATCCTTAAATCACTACAGCAACAACACCCCGACCACATCACCTGCTACGTAGACATCACAACTAAGGATGTCGGTGACTTCCTTGTACCACAGGTGCGCCAGCTAGACGGTACGTCTGTATGCTCATTCATACCCAACGAAGAGTTTGGCTTTCACTTACGTAAGCCTGTGATTATTATGCTCGATGAGATAGGCAAGGCTAGTAAGTCTGTGATGAATGCTTGCTTGCGGTTAATGCTCGAGCGTAAGCTCGGCACACATAGCCTGCCCGAAGGGTCTATTGTGTTTGCAACAACCAACCTATCAGCAGAGGGTATCGGCGACAACCTACCACCTCATGCACGTAATAGAGTAGACGTGGTTAAGGTACGCAAACCAACCTCAGAAGAGTGGCGTCTTGGCTTTGCTATGGGTGCGGGTGTTGACCCAGTGGTTATTGCGACAGCTAACGAGTACCCAGCGATGTTCGCATCGTTCGAAGATTATGAGAAACCAACTCAGAACGAGTACATCTACGACCCACGAGTACCACGTGCGGCTTTTGTTACACCTAGAAGTATGGAGGCGGCAAGTAATATCCTCAAGCGTTGCCGTCATCTACCCGAAGACGTTTTGTATCATGCATTAATAGGTGTGATTGGTGAGCGTGCGACTATGGATATGATGAACATCCTCAAGTTAGATAACACCATGCCTGCATGGAGAGAGATTGTGTCTGAGCCAACTACTACACAAGTACCAAGTAACGGCGCATCAGTCTGCCTCATAGTCTCTAAGGCTTTGCATAACGTAGAGAAAGACACGTTCGATGCGTGGATGACGTACTTAAACCGTATGACCCGTGAGGCGCAAGCAATGTTCGCTATGTCAGTAATGAGCGGTAAGTCACCCAAGCGTGACGTTGCAGTACGCAACAAAGCATTCACCTCATGGTGTGTAACTAACGGCTACTTATTCTAGGAGAGCGGCATGAAAGCAGAAGACCGCATACTCAAAGCGCACATTGCGTTGATGCAAGACACCCGCACCTTAGCCTACTCAGGTATTATCATGGTGGGCAAAGCAGTCATTACCGATGACATAGACACAGCCGCTACCAATGGACGTGATGTATTTTATGGTCGTGCGTTTATTGACAGCTTAACTGACCAAGAGATACGCGGTCTTGTGTTGCATGAAGCCAAGCACAAACTCTATCAGCATCTATTCATATGGCAGAAACTATTCGAGGAGGATGCCCAGCTTGCAGGTATAGCCTGTGACTTTGTGATTAACCTTGAGATACTAGACATTGATAGGGGCGGTAGCTTTATTAAGTTGCCCGAGTGTGGGTGTATCGATGAGCAGTATCGTGGTATGAATACCGCAGAGGTATACGCTAAACTCAAGGAGCAGTATGGTGATAAGCAAAGCCGTGCCAGTAAGGGGGGTGGTAAACTGCCTGAAGAATTAGATGAACATCAGTGGCAAGATGCCGCCTCGCTGTCGCCCGAAGAGAGGGAACAGTTATCTCGTGAAATCGATAGCGCAGTTCGCACTGGCGCACTGCTGGCAGGTAAACAAGGTGGCGATGTAGACCGCAGCTTCGAGGCTCTTATGGAATCAAAAGTAGACTGGCGTGAGCAACTGCGTGAGTTCGTATCATCAACTTGCGCTGGCAAAGGTGACAGCACATGGGCAAAACCAAGTAGACGCTGGCTTTCTCAAGATATCTATATGCCCAGTCAGATTAGTGAAACAGTAGGCTCTATGTGCGTTGCGATTGATACATCGGGTTCTATTGATGACGAGGCGATTGCCAAAGCCTTGAGTGAGGTGGTAGCTATATGCGACAATACAACTCCAGAGAAGGTTGACCTTCTCTACTGGGATACAGATGTTGCATCCCATGAGCAGTACCGCGAGGATAATTACGCGGGTCTAGTTAACTCTACTAAACCTGCTGGCGGTGGTGGTACAGACGTAGGCTGTGTGATGCAGTATATAGATGACAACAAGCTTAAGCCAGAGTGTACGATTATTATCACTGATGGTTACACGGGCTTTCCTAGAGAGCGTCCTACGTATCCTGTGATATGGGTTATTGTTGGCGGTAGTAATGTCGTGCCACCGTTCGGTAGTGTGATTAGGGTGGACTAGTTATGATAGCATTTTACTGACTAGATAAAGAAACGGGGGAGTGTACAGTTAAGGGGGTGAGTAATGAATATACTATAGCATTAGTGCATAGCACTATAAAAAACCCAGAACCCGATTCAAAATACATTAAGTATTTTGGGGAGAGAGGTGAGCATACTCATATACTGCTACTGCCTAAACACATTCAAGAAAGAGTATCAGTATTACGAGTTGCTTCTTTTAACGAGTACATAGAAGGCATAGGCATTAAACTGGGGGCTGAGGTATGCTACATTTGTGAGGAGGAATAATTGACGTTATTAGTAGACTTAGGTAAGAAAACTGCTGTACCATTAGATGACGCTCTCCCTACTCGGGAGATGAAAGTAATATTTTTTGGGGAGGTTAACGAATTAACCCCGCCTGTGCCAGACAACATAGCTTTACTGCAAGTTGCGCCTATTGGTGAAATTATAGATGGTCTAGGTGTTAATCGGGGTGAGGGGGTGTTCTTAGTATGTGAGATATAAAAAGAAGATTCCGTACTTGCGTACGGAATCTCTAAGAGAGGAGTAAACACATGAAGCACAAGACTCTAGGATAGGTAGAGATATGTGTGAATACTCTAGCATAAATAATTTAAGTAGCAAGAGGTCGATATGATTAAGGTTGTAGAAATTCGTAGTGATGCGTCTAATGTTGTGGAGGATGCTGTAAATAGATTGAGTAGTGCAGGGCTTACTATGCAGTTCATAGACAGGCTAACACTTAAGGTATGGAACGGCGACCCCAACTGCCCAGTGCATATGATATGGTTCGGCTCACTCACTGGGCAGACTAAAACGATAGTAGTAAATAGAATTATTAAGGAGCTGTGTGATGGCAAAGACGCCTGAAGGTGAGATTAAAGACCAAGTACGCAAGATACTTGATGAGATGGGAGCGTATTACTTTTTCCCTGCGGCTAACGGTTATGGTCGCACTGGTATACCCGATGTGATTGCGTGTATCGGTGGGCATTTTGTAGGTATAGAGTGTAAGGCAGGCAGTAAACAACCCACAGCTTTGCAACAACGCGAGCTTGATAACATCGAGAAGGCAAAGGGTACAGGTATCCTC